GCTTTCTAGGTTATATAATGCAATTAAGATACATACTTAATCAAGAAAAAGTTATAGGTACTGCAGCTCACATGCAAGTAGATTATAAACTACATTATAATTCTTATTACCCTAAAAAGGGAGTTGTATTAAATATTGTCTATTTTCCAAAAGATAAGAGATATAAACAACACGTTGTATTTAAAATGACAGGTGATAGAGAAAGGTATAAATATTTTTATTGTAAATTAGAAGATTTTATAATTTATGTAAGAGAAGAGTGGATTATTCCATATTAAATAAATAGAGGAGACTGGAATGAAACAATACGTAAAACCGTATACTTTTGAAGATGAGGTAATAGATTATTTAACAATAATCATTGGCGATATCATTGATCGCCAAGCTGCTTCTAGAGTAGCTATTAAAGTAGGTAAACATCCTTGTGCACAGTATTATCCTACTAAACAGGATTATGATACAAAACAGCATCATAACTATCTGCAGGGAAGATGCGACATACATCTTCCTATCATAAAGAACATGAGCCACGAGTTCTTTGAAAAGTTGAAGATGTTTGCTGCACACGAAGCAGGTCATGTTGCATATACTTTTCCTCATCCTGTTCTCAATATTGAACAAAAGAATGCTTGCGACAAGAAAGACTGGCTTAAACTGAATGCTATGAATGGATTCGAAGATATTCGAATATAATGGGAACTTGAAAGAAAAAGAATACAGTCTTCCACTCTTAAAAGACTTCTTCCTGTTTCATTTAAAAACTTCAGAAAGCTTGTTTATGGACAAACAGGAACTACAAGAAGATTAGATCCTGATACACCAGAAGAAAAGAAGAAGTTTGATAAGGCTTATTATCTTTTTGGAAGGTTGTTACTTAAATCGCAGCTCGATCTTATTGGATTTAGCCACATAATTAACGAGCCTGAGGTTAAAGAAGCATATGATACAAACTTTGCCCCTATCATTGCTGCAAATAAGCATTATGGTTACAACAATCCGAAGTGGACGATTAAAATAACAAAAGAATTTCTTGATATGTTTAAGAAAGTCTTTCCGCAAGAAGCACAGGATCTTAATGATCATCAGGATCAGGCAGATAGTGATCAAGGTCAAAGCACAGATTCACCTCAAACTGGTGAAAGTGGAGAAGGTAAAGAAGGAAAAGGTAAGAAGGGTAAGAAAGGAGAATCTGAATCTATCGGAAACAAATCTGCTTACAAAAGTGAAGATGTAGGTCCACTGCAAGGCAAAGAGGTAGAAGAAGCTTTAAAGAAAGCTATGCAGTCTGGTGGGGCAGGTGGCGGAGATGTTCAATATGAAGATAGAAAGAAAAATAGTCTTTCTCTTTCTGAGATAGCAAAAGTTCTTCGCCAATATGGTAATGCGGTATCTGCTTTCAATAGAATGTTCTGTGGTGGATGGAGAGCTCCTTCTCATAAGGTCTACACAGAAACAGATGAAGGAGAAATAGATCCAGAATTTCTTTACAAAGCAAAGTTCGGTGGAAAAGACAGAACCATTTATCAAGATACCAGAAAAGCAATTGCTGAAGGATTAAATGTACTTTGTGTATTTGATAATTCTGGATCCATGTCACATGCACAAATGCGTAAGGTTCTCGATATGTCAATCATTATCGATAAAGCTTGTGCTGTCAGGAACAACATTAAAGCAAGATTAGTTTACTTTACTAATCGAACTATTGTTGCAAGAGATTATGATGATAAATCGGCTAAATTTGATACATTATCAGATCTTATGAATGATCAAGGAGGTACACCTACAGGAGAAGTGCTTCAATTAGAATTACCGAAACTTCTTTCTAGAAAAGGATCTAAGTTTTTAGTAGTCGTAACAGATGGTCAGCCTAATGATGTACAGAAAACTAAAGCAGCTTTACAACGTTACAGAGAGTTTGGTGTTAAGATTCTTTATGTTGAATTAGATGGAGGTGGTAATACTTTTAAAGATTCAGTAGATTATTATATTGAATATGATTCAGAACAAATGGAAAGAATGCCGATAGTTTTATCTAAAGACATTCTGCAAGTTGTAAGAGATCACGCTAAGAAGAGTTTGAAAGGCGTGGCTTAATATTAAATACAGGAGAGTGTATATGAAGTTTAGTAGTGTTCTATTGACACTCCTTTTTCTGCTGGGTACATCACAAGTCTTTGCAGAAAAAGTAAAAGTTTCTACCTGGAAATGTATGGCTTGGGAAAAGGTAGATACTTATGTTGAAAAGGTAAAGGAAAATGCTCCTCTTAAACAAAAAGCATATAAACCTAAACCTATTAAACAAAAAATACCCGATATTGAACCACAAAAAGGTCTTGCTGCAGAAAAGAAAAATACTATTTTTCTTGAACCTTTATTCTATATCATGTATGAAAAAGGAGTTCATCGTTCTGTAGTAGCACCGGGGTTTGGTATCAGTTATGTAAGGGATCTTACACCATTATTTAGTTTAGGGTTTGGTGCATCTTACGCACACGCTTTCTATGGCAAGTTCCCAAATCGTACATTTAATATGTACGGTGGAAAAATAATGCTGGGCTTTAAGTTCTAGTATTAAAATCTAATAAAGAGGTAAAGATTATATGAAGAAGCTTTTCGGAGTAATACTTGTACTTCTACTTTCAATGTCATTCGTAATTGCTTGTGATCCTATTGATAGTGAAAGTTCAAGTAAAGAAAAACAACAAGATGCATTGATGATACTTGGATACGCAGATCTAGAAGCAAAGATAGATGATCTTCAAAAACAAATTAATGCACTTCAAATCGTAGTAAATAATATTCAAATTCAAGTTAATAATCTTGAAATTGAGGTTACTGAAATTAATGAAACACTGATTGTAATACAAACCAATATTACTAATCTGTATTTTATTATAGATAAGGATGAAAAAGAATTTCATAGACAATTCTGTATATTACAGCATCAGATTCGCTGCCTTCAATATGCAGTACATATTCTTCAGCAAAACTCTGCTTCTAAATGCTGGGTTCTTCAGATAGCAGGATATCTTAAGAATATGATTATTACAAATCAAGTTGTAATGCAAAATCAAATCAACTTTATGATGGGGATTATTGCTCAACTGAAGTTTGAAAATGATGTACAGTGGCTTGCTATTCAACAGCTTAGAGGAGAAATTTGCTTACTTAAGTTTGCAGTTCTTAATCTTAATTATCGAGTGACTCAACTTGAAATTAATGCTGCTACTAAAACTTGGGTACTTCAGCAAATTGCTAATCTTGAAGCAACACTTCGTATTTATATTGATCAACAAGATTCTAATCTTGAAGTTCTTATTAATGATATAGAAGCTGTGATTAATACATATAACAATATAGAAGGATCTAATGTTGTAGTTATCAGCAAAATCTATACCAAAGAAGTAGGTTGCTGGCCGCATAAACAAACAAAATCTATTGAGGTTGTTGTTCTTAAAGTTGTTAATGGTGATGATGTAAAATATATCTCAATGGAAATTGTTAAGAACAAGTCCACAAAGCTTACTACAAGTATCGTTACTCCTGAAGTTGTATACACTCTTGATGGATCTGGCGCTGGTCTCGGGGATATTGATTTTAAAGTAAGTGGAGATATAATAGTTTTTCTCTAAGACGTATCAATTAAATACTTAAGCACAAAAACCCTTTATATAAATAAAGGGTTTTTCTTTAACTATTTAATTTAAAGGAACGTTACTGGTGGTAAAATGAAAGCTAGATATTACATAGCGACTGAAGACTATCTTTCTAAAGAAATTAAAAAAGGTCAAATCTTTTGCTTTAGAACAAGCGATGATTTAATAGCATTGAATTCTATTGATCTATACAGAAAACATAGTCAAGCATATGGTCGAGATACTGATACTATTACTCTCTTTTGTGTATCTGGTTTAAAAAAATCTAGATCAATGTGTTTTTCAATAGATTTAACATTATTTATACTTTTTGATCTTATTAAACGAAGAATTCTTTTAAAAATCAAAGACATTGATCCCGATCCATATCTACTATAAAGTAATGGAGGATAACATGAAGGTAGGTGATAGATTTAGATTACTGGCAACTTCTAAAAACAGACAGATGAATTATACAATAATGGCAAAGGATATTGTAAATAAATCTGATGGAAAAATCAAGAAAGGTTACTTCTGCATTGACGAAGATAATAATTCTAGATTCTTTTCTTATCCTCAATTTCATATGTTAAAGAATCATAATGTTATAGAAATAATTACTAAAGATGGGATTGAATTACAATGAATTATAGAGTTAGAATGTATATAGCAACAGAATCCAATATTATTTTTGATAAAGGATATTTGTATTTATATATACTGAGTAGTTCTGAAGACGTAAATTCGCTTAATTCTATGCAATTATTTCTTGATAATAATGCTAACTTAGATTGTGATTCAGTGTTAGGTTTATATAAGATTACTAATCTTACTAAAAATACTGCGACAGTAGAAAGCAAAACTACTGCTGTATTAGTAAATCAATTTTTTAAATTACTGGAACAACATAAACTTATGATAATAAAAGATTGTATATTAACTTGTGATATTCAAAAGTAGAAATGATAACATATTATAAAAACATAAGAATATATATAGTATTAAAATCTACTAATGAGCTAAACAAAGGAGAAATCTTAGCTTTTGTTTTTCCAGATAAAGAATCTTTTAGACAACTAACTTCCTTAGAAGATTATATTGAATATAATCCTACTTGGGTGGGTTATACAGTATCACTCTATCCTATAGTATCTTTTTTATCTGATAGAATAATTATGGTTTCAGGAGGAGTTAGAGGGACTAGTAGTAAAGAAATGCGTCTTGAAGATTTTTTTTCACTTATAAAAAATAAAACACTGCTTCAAATCAAAGATAAATATTCAGTAGGCGTAGAATGGAATTAATAAAGTATAGAATATTAAGTAAACATGAATTTATTCAGAAATTTGGTAGTGATTCACCAGATACTAAATATGATCATCATTGGAATGCGCAAGGACACATGGATTATCTATTCGGAATGAGTTTGGAAGTAAAAGATAATGCTAAATGCGTAATAGTGAAAAATGCATCTAAAGAATCAGATTGGTATGAATGGACTATCTACCCTGAGCATATGATTGCTAGAACAGAACCGAATAGATTTATCATGACAGTTACAGATACTATTTCTGTTCTTCCATATACCAGGGGATATCATCAATCTATTTCTTTTACTAAAGGATTAGTATTCACTAGGGAATGGGTTTTAAATTTTGCTTCACCAGGAAGTGACATTAGATATGTTTGTGATACAGATAGACATATATTAAACATTCCTTTTACAGCAAATCTTTTAAAATATTGGGAAGACAATAAATTTATTTTGAGGTTCTAGCTTATGCTTAAGCATATAAAAGATTTTATAATAGAATTAGGAAAAAGTTTTCTAAAGAGTATGGGAAATTTTCTTCTGAGAATTTCTATTATATCTATTATTTCGGCACTTTCAATAACAATAGCATTTTTATTAAGTCTACTTGTGGGATATATACATTGGTCTTTATTTGAAAAAGACTATGTAATGCTAATTGAGATTTTCCAATATTCTACCTTTGATATTAAATTACTTTGTCTTATAGGTCTAATAGATATTTTATTAGGTACATGTATTGTTATAATAGCAAAAATAATTCACATTATATTCAGATATTTAAGATCTATTTGGAAACAAACATATGAAAAATAAAAGAAAATGCCCTTCTTGCTTTTGTGACAAGTTGGATAAAGGTAGAGCCTTCGATGGTAGAAGAGCGTATCGTTGTAAACAATGCAAGCATGTTTGGACAGAAGGTATGCAAGGAAGAGAACAAAAGTTTCATTCTCAAAGACTTAGTTTTCAGTTTGCAGATAGCAAAGGAAAAACACATCAATCATGAACTGGATAAAAAATAATTGGTATATTATTAAGTTCTATATAAGTATATTTGTTCCAACTATTGTTGCAATAATCTCTGCAATTAAAACTAATAATCCAATGATTGGTTTAATTACAGGTATTCTTTTGGCATCAATTTTTATTTTGATATTTTATTGGAAGCAATTATAAAAGGAAGATAATGAATAATTTTACACTTTTAGTTTTACATAGATTCTTTTGCTGGATAAATTCTTTTATTCAAATATTTTGTTGTATTATAAATATAGTAACTTTTACAGTATATAGACCTTATTTAGAAATAACATTTTTCTCCTGGAGCTCAAGATTAGTAATCACCTTAAAGCAAAAACAGGATAATAGGAGGAGAAAGAAATGAAATCAAAATCTGAGATAATTAAAGAAATAAATAGATTATCTGATTTAGATTTTTCAGATGAACATGATTACCTTACAAGAATAAATGCATTGAAGTGGGTACTTGATGGTGATTATTCTTCTGATGAAGATATTGATAATATAGATTATAAACCTCTCCACACCCTCGCCGTTGCCCGGTTCAGGGCGGGGGAGGAACTGCGGGACGGTTGTTATTGCTGTGTTGAAGTTGAAGATGGAGTGGAGTGTTGCGAGAAATGCTTATTGCTTAAAGAACATCAACTCGCCATCGCCGCCTACGAAGCGGCGGTAAAAGGAGAAGGGGAATGAAAAACAAAAAAGAACCACAAGTTGTTAGATCGATGAATTTATCAGATTTTGAATTACTTACAAAGGAAATAAACACATTCCGTGATGGGGGTGATATTTCTTTTGATGATGATACTTTCGAAATGAATATTTATGACAACGGTGATATTGAATTGCGTGGTGAGTTCAGATCGTACGAAACAAAAATGTTGCGAGCATAACAACAAGGCGGTAAAAGGGGAAGGGATATGATAGAAGCGTTTTTTGATATTTTATTCAACATAATTCTGCTCTGCGTTGGTGTTGCAATAAGTTATCTAGCAATATTTATGATTTAACAAAGCGGTAAAGGAGGGAAGGGATGAAATGTCCGTATTGCGGAATAACTGAACTTGGAACCGGTGACATTAACGGTGTTTGTTCGTCTTGTTCTAACAGATACAATTTAAACACGTTTACTGTAAGTTTTCCTCCAGACCATAGGCCGGATACTGACACAAGAGATTTGGAATACGAGCAATTAAAAGCCGACCGTGACAGGCTACAAGAAGAGGCGAAAGGTTGGAAAGATTCTGCACTGCAATACGAAATTGTTGCAAAAGAATGGAAATCGAAATTCGACACCCTGACCGCCCGATGCAATGAACTACAGGCAGAGGTGGGGAGACTAACAAGGGAACGAGATGCGGCAATTAAAGAACTTGGGGACTTTGCACGTAAAGCAGGACATGAGGCCGGACTGTTGACCGCCCGATGCAAGGCGGCAGAGATACTTGGAAAGAAATGTGGTAAATGCGCTTTTAAAAAAGAAGAACCGAGTTGTGGGCAATGTCCAGAATTAGTAGAATGGCTCACCCTCAAAAAGGATGGAAACAATGGAATATAAATACTGTAAAAATTGTAAACATTATACAATTTATTATCATCCATTTGGATACGTATTAGAAACTAAATGCATTATTCAAAACGGATTTAGACGCACACCGGTATCATTGATTAGGGCGTATAGAGTATTTAAGCCAGAAGAGAGAAACAAAAATAATAATTGTGAAGATTATGCCCGCAAGTGGTATAAGTTTTGGGTAAGGCCATAAATTTCATCCTCAAAAAGGAGTAATAAATATGAAATTAACTTTTATTAAACCAAAAGATAAAATAGAACTATTAAAGGATGGATCTATATCTAAATCAGATGGGGATCATTCTTTTAAAAAAATTCCTAAAGGTTCTATTCTAGAGGTAAGTCAAGTTTATATTAGAAATAGAGGTTGATATCCTTCTAGTATTACCTTTAAAGTTTTAAATGGTTCTCTTTTAAATAAAATGATTTCTTCTCAAAAATCAAAAGAGGTTGCTTATCTTGAAAAATTAATTAAAGGATTAAAAGAAGAGATTTCTCTTCTTGAATCTAAGAATGCTACCTTTAGGTATGCTAAAAATGATGGTTCTATTTTTTATAAGAATGAATCAGAAGAAGTTTGGAAAACTTTCTATCCTTTTGGAACTAGATGGAAATCTTTTCATATAGACTATCTTCGTAGGGATGTAATAAACAAAGAAAACCAGATACAAAAGTTAAAAAAGAAGAAGATTAAAAATAAGAAGTCTAATCAAGTAATTCGTATACTTGTTTCAGATGTAGAGAAATGGGATGTTGAATTAATTAAAGCAAAATGATAATACCTTTAAAATTTATTTGTTGCAAAGACTTTGCAATGCAGGGTGCACAGTTAAAAAAAGGTATGGTCTGTCATTTAAATACTGATGTTCGTCTACACAGTGATAGTGCTAGATATAATTTCTTTTGTACACATAAAGATATGCATTATGGTAATGTACCATCACGTGATAAATATTTTCACTTTAGCTTTGATATAATACAAAACTATCATAAATTAAATTATTTAATAATATATCAATATGAAAGTACCAAGTAAGTTTATATTTCTGGAACATGGTGAAGGTGATTACTATCAAAATGCTAATGTAGAGCTAGGTATGCTTTGTATTTTTAATCAAGTATATGGTTCCGGTAATCTACAGTATAAATTTTATGGTATGTCCTGTACAGGTGTTTTCTCCAGAGGTAATCTCTATTACGGATTTAGTATTGAATGTATACAAAAGTGGATTAATGATAAGAAGATTATAATATTAGAAAGCATAGATATAGCTAAGGAGGTATTATATCAATGATATTTATTATTGTTATGAGTATATCATTTTTCATGTTAATTCTTTGCTTGTATTATTTAAATAGAAATCAATGGGTTTGTTCTCAGCTTCTGCAAATTAGCCAAGATTGGTATAACAAAGGTTGCAATTGCATTATTTTGAATGAGTTTTACTATACAGAAATAGAAAAGCATGTTAAATCATATGATAGAATTTTATATGATATCAGAATAAGAAACAAAAAACAAATGATGACTAAAGAATTCTATACCTGGTTATATGGAGAAGAAAAATGAATGCAACAGAACTTACTATTCAAAGATTAAAACTATATTCAGGATCTCTTCTTTCATCCAGATGGAAAGTTCCTAAATCTAAAAGACAATTTTCACATGCATTGAATAGAGTAATAAAGTTATTTTATGCAATGCAAAATAGAAATCTGTACTATCCACAGCTTGTAAATGCTATCAAGCAAGTTGCTATTTACTTCAAACTTTATATTATTAAGCATAGACCAGATAAGATGCTGTATTATCTTACTGAGCTTGATACTATAATTAATTTTGAACCTCCTTATGTTTTCGATCGAATAGAAAAGGTAAGGGTAAAAGAAAATAAGAAGTGCTCTGTATGTAGATGTAATCTTACATATCCTGCCTATTTAATCTATAGAACTAATGAAGGAATAGAAATTCAATCTGAAGCAACAGGTATCTTTTGTCTTGAACAACTCCATGGGTATATTCAGAACTTTAAAGACTCCATTGAAGTAGAATGGGCTATTAATAGCATTAAAGAAGGTATAACAGAATCTGGAAAAGAAATGTTAAAGGTTGGTTAGAATGTTTGTATACTTTATTGCAACTGGTATTTGTTCTACCTCTAAATCTAAAACTGATATGGTTTTTGAAAGGGGAGATATATTAGAAATAGATACAGAAAGAATGAAAATGTTTAGAACAAGTGTTTATAGATTTGATCCAGGTTCAGATCCGGAGATAGAAGTAAGATTTCCACTATACATAGGCGATAATTTTGCTTTGCAATGCAGGAAATGGTTTAAAAAAGGTCTTCTAGAATACATAGGTTCTAGAGAAAGCAGACTTATATTTAGGGAGCAATAGAATGTATATTGCTTATATAGCTACAGGAGATTGTAGAGATTATATAGATGAACATCTGCTTTATGCAGAGAAGGGTGACATATTAGTACTGAATACAGTTATTTGTTCTTTAACTAGAACTTGTCTTAGAAGAGAAGGTTATATTGAAAGGAATCACACGCTATCTGCAGGTCCATCTAATAATATAGAAAACTTAAAGTATTGGATTCATGAAAAATTAATAATACAGTATCTATACAAAGATACACCTATACTTTTTTAAGGAGTAGATTATATGATTAAAACCAAATCTGATCATAAACCAGAAATAGATTTAAATGGTCCGGAAGGAAATGCTTTCGTGCTTCTTGCTTACGCTAGAAATTATGGTAAACAGTTAGGGGTAGATTATAAGCAAATACAATCAGAGATGCAGGTTGGTGACTATGAAAACCTTATTAATGTATTTGATAAATATTTTGGTGAATATGTAGATCTAATCAGAAGAGTTCCCAGCGTAGATGAGGAGGAAGAATAATATGTGGAAAATAATTAACAATCAATTATTAGATTTATCTAAAGTAATTCATATTGAAAAATATGGTGAATTATGTATTAGATTTACTTCAGCTACTGGTAATAAATATTTCGATATTACTTTGAAATCATCAGAAGAAAGGCACGAACTGTTTGAACAATTATGTAAGATATTAGAGGCCGAAAAGTTATGAAGAAAGTTAATTATAAAAGAGAACTTATACCAGAAAGATTAACTGAAGATTTAACTTATGAATTAAGTACTAATAATTTAGATAAAACAATAAATATCTTAAATGGATATAGAGATAAGTACAAAGAAACACATGTTAACCTTTATTTAGATATAGATCAAGATTATGACTTTGGACAAATAGTTATTAGAGGCTCCAGATTAGAAACAGATAAAGAATATGAAAAAAGAATTAAAGCAGAAGAATCTAGATTTCAAAAAGAAAAAGATAGACATAAAACTCAAGAAGAGAAAGATCGTGCTACATATGAAAGATTAAAAAAGAAATTTGAGGGCAAATAATTGCAAAAAATTAAAATCTATTATCATGAAGATTTATATTTATAAAGAATATAAAAAAGAAATTTAAGATCAAAGATATAATTATGAAATATGGATTGATTTATAAAGTTACTAATATTGAAACTAAAAAAGTTTATATAGGAAAAACTACTAAAAATTTTAAAGATTATATTAGATGGCATCTTCAAGACGCTAAAAACAATGTAGATAAAGGAACAAAATATTTATATAATAGTATTAGAAAATATTCACCATTTAAATTCAAATGGGAAATACTTGGATACTGTTCTTCAAAAGAAGAATTAAACGAATCAGAAAAGGAATGTATACTATTTTTTCACAGTAGAGAAGATAAATATGGCTATAATATAGCTCTAGGTGGTGATGGTGGGATTACTGATAATAGAAAAGGAAAAACATTAGAGGAGAGAGTAGGAAAAGAAAAGGCGGATGAAATTAGTAAGAAAATTTCAGAAGCTAAAATAGGTAAATCTAATGGGAGATTAGGATTTATTCACTCAGAAGAAACTAAAAGAAAGATAAGTAATTCCTTACAAGGTCATGAAGTTTCTACAGAAACTCGAGAAAAATTAAGATCCTGGAGTAGATCTGATGAACTAAAACAAAAAATGAGTTCCTCTCATAAAGGAAAAGTTCCTTGGTATAAGGGTCTTTCCTTTGAAGACCATTTTGGTGTAGAACGAACACTTGAAATAAAAGAAAAAATGAGCTTGAAGTTAAAAGGAAGAATTTATATGAAAAAGGATTCAAAAAAGAAAAGAATTTTTCCAGAAGAATTAGAAAAATTTTTACAAGATGGATGGTCTATAATTCCTTCGAGGAGATCAAAAAAATGAATCATAGAATCTTTTATCATCAAGACCTAGATGGAATTATGTCTAGTATTTTGTATATTAAATTATTAAAAGATTCTGGTGATACTAAATCAAAGTTCTTGATGGAGTCAGTTAATTATAATCTTACCAACTGGCAAGAATTAGATTTAGAAAAGAAATATTCATCAGAGTTTTTAATAGTACTAGATTTTCTATATAATCCCTCGATAGACTTTTGGGTAGATCATCATGCGTCTGGGTGGGGAAAAATCGTTCCAACTGAATTTGTAGGGAATTTTGATCCTTCTGCAAGAAGTTGTGCGGAAGCTATCTTTCTTATGAAAAACAGAAATAAATTCTTAGATGAACAATTAATTTTTGAAATTGTAAAAGAAGTAAATATGGTAGATTCCGCTCTATATCCAAGTATAGATGATGTTTATAATCCAAAAACATTTGGACCTAAATTTAGATTAGCAGAGATGGAAGATGCAGATGAAAACTATCGGCAAGAAATTATTAAGATGTTTTCTAATGATAGAACTCTTTTGTATAGATTATTGGATGGATACCTACCTTGGTCTGTGGAGTGGAGATACTCAAAAATTCAAAATAAACTTGAAGAAGGATATAGAGAATTTGTTAAAGTCGCTAAATTAGAAGATGATATAGTTACTTTTGAGATTCCTAAATATCATAAATTTGATAGATACTTTCCATTCAGATGGAAACCAGAATCTATCTATACTGCTTATATAAGAGATATGAGTTACTTCGGCAAAGGATGGCACGTTGCGATTTCTCAAAATCCTTGGAATCAAGAGAAACGTAGACATAACATAAAAGAGATTTGTGAAAAATATGGCGGCGGGGGTCATGAAGGCGTAGGCGGTATTCATATCGATCAGAGTATGGATAGAGCTAGACAAGTTTTATCAGAGGTAAAAGAGATGTTAAAAATATGAAAATTTATGTTTATAAAATATTGCATCAAAGTGCAAATTCCGATTCTATATTAGTTAAAGAATGGATTGAACCCGGTGAGTATGAGTTAGATATAGATCATGATAAAGATATACGTCTTTCTGACCGTCATAATATTAGATGTTATTTAAGTACTAGTAGTTTTAGAGAAAATCTGAAAAATAAAAATATTAGGGTTTTGATATGAAAGTCACTTATGTTACCGAATTTATTGTTGTGGCAGATAAACTTTTAGACGTAAAAAGAGGTGAGATTTGGAAATTACAACAAGCAGGGCATGTTCCAGGAGCATTTAGATACTCATGCATAGTTCATTCTAGAAATAAGGATCAAGGTTGGAATACAGACTTATACTATAATCCAATAACATTAGCAGTATTAGAAAAGTGGGAATACATTAAAATATTAAAAACAATTGAAGTTGAAACAGAAATTAAATAATATGATACCGAAGAGATTTATATTTATTTCTGATTATAAAGATTGTAAAAGGGGTGAAGTACATATTTTTGATTTATTTGATACAACTAAACAACAATTGGTGTATACGTATAAAACTAGATCTGGCCAATATAAAAGTTATTGGCCTAAATCTTTTTTAAGAAATCTAGTAAAAATGAAAATTATACTTCCTTTTTAAATAATTAAAAATCAATGCCTACAACATATAAGATTCCAAAACGATTTATTTTTACACAATCTTTTAATGATTGTAGAAGAGGTGAAGTGTATACTTTTAATAGTTATCTAGATAATCAACATATCTATTATAATAAGAAGTATAAATATCATTATGTCAGAACTCAATGGAGATATGGAACTCTCTGTTTGCTTGTTAAAAATAATATAATTCAGGTTTTTTAAATGAAGATATTTGTTAAAAATCAACTACATGAATCTCTTAATTCAGATAAGTTTTTTTCTAGTGATAGAAATAGAATTATTGATAGTGACAGCTTCTATATGGTAAGCATTGATGCAGATAGTGATATTCGATTATCTTCAGAATCCGGTGGATATATGTGGAAGTATTTATCTACTAGAGCTTTTAAACAAGCTATCAAAAATGGAGATATAATTTTAATAAATGATAGTGATCTTTAGAAGAGATATTGACCAAGGGGATAATCGAACCTTTGCTCGTATTTATCCAAATATTAAATACGCAGTAGAAGTTATTCCTTTTGATAGAAGATTTACAGAGGATTGGCAAATACTCTTATCTGCTTTAGATTATGTAGATGTAGATAAGAGTCTGAACAGGACACAAAGTATCTGTGTTCAAGATTTGAAAGTGGTTAAGAAATAGAGATATGCAAGTAATATGTTAATAAAATATATCCCTTCAGGTAAGATTTATATTATCGAATTATCTAGAATAGAAAAAAGTAAATTTTATATAGTAAATGCAAAAAATCTTAGTGCAAAATTAATGAATCCATATAACAGCAGTTTGCTTTGGTCTAGAAAGAATTTTAAACAAGCTCTTTTAGAAGGACAATTGAAAATAATATGTTAGTACGAGTAACTAGGGAAATCGATGATGAAAACAGCCGTTCTAGTGTAGTTCTTACACAGAATGTTATATATAGAATTAGACCGCTTACAAAAGATGAACAAAAGTATATAAAGCCTTTCAACAATGGGACTAATCACAAAAATGGATATATTTGGAATCTTATAATAGAAAGAGAAGGTGGAATAGGAAATCCATTATATCTTATGTCTTCCGAGTTTAGAGAATGGATTAAAGATGGTACAATGGTAATTGTTAATGAAAGTTAAAATAGTAAAACCAATATTTGTGTTGAGTGAATATCCTCGTGTTAATTATCTTAATCAAATCTTTGATGTTATTGTAAGATATAAAGGTTATGTAGATTTTGGTTTTCCTGATAATGGACCTAGAATTGAATTAAGAAATTTTAGTATATTTAAAAAAGGTGCTCCTCTATTGACTACAAAAGATTTTAGAAGATATCTTAAAGAAGATTATATAGAAGTTATCTATGAAAATCAATAAATTTATAGTAGTAAAGAATTTTGATCACAGATGTACATTTGAAAGAGGACAAGTACTTGTTATATCAAAACGAGATCTCCACGCAGGAGAATATTATTTTGAAAGTAAAGTATTCCCAAAGCATTTATATATAACATCACGCGTTTTGGAAAAATTAATTAAAGAGGAGAGTATATTAGTATTAGGATAAACCGTGGATACTATTGTCTTTTAACTGCATGTTGTAGATTAGAAAGTCTTCTGTTCTTTTAAGAAGATCTTTTAAATAGAATTCCAATGAGGTTAAATTTTCTTTGGCATATTCATAGGGATCTTTTAATTTACCTATCTCATCTTTTATAAAATGAACAAAATTAGTAGCATCTTGCTTAGATGTTTTAGATTCATCTAGGTATTCTAGATTATCAGAGATGCTTCTTAATTCTGTTTCTATTAAAGATATTAAGTTATCTTCCGTTGCTTTGATAACTCTTAGTGAATCATATTCACTAACAACATATTTAGAATTTAAACTGAACATAATTATACTATATATGATTTTTCTCTAGGTAATTCAATATCACTAACAGAATATGTTTCACCAGTTAGATTATTATAACTATACATATCTCTTGTATAAAGTTCTACTTCATTATAGATATCTAAAATTTGTTTTTTAAATTGTTGAAGAGTTGGTTCTAATTGTTTTTCTATTTGATCTAGTTTTTGTTTTTGCTGATTAGCAAATAATGTAACAGTATACGGAGATGCTACATCAGTATCTAAATTTTTTAAATTCTCCGGATTAGTTAATGAATCTATTAATCTTTTAGTTTGCTGCACTAAATCTTCTAGATTGTTTGCAAACTTAATAACGTGTTGGTTATTTCCTATAGCAAAAACGATTGTATTTGAGTTTAGATGTAGCATCTCTTTTCTCCAAAAAAGAAAAATAAAAGTTATTACTCATTTTTTAAGTATAATACTACATCACAAGGAGATTAATAAAAAATGTTATTAGACACTTCACTATCAGAACATGATATAATAACTTTGGTAGATGATCTACCTGAATTTTATCTCTACAAAGGAGATAGAGGTGTAATTGTACATATTTATTCTAATTTTTCTGATTTTGAGGTAGAATTTTCTAAAGATTATTTTACAACTAAAGTAGTTACATTAAAAAGATTTCAGTTTAGGATAGAAACTAAATAAAGGAGATTTTGTAATGCCAATATATTTTTGGTTATTAATAGCAGCAATGATAGTAGGTATAGGTTCAACAGGAATACATTCTTATTTAGTAAATAATTATGAGTCTTCAAAATTTAGATGGGTTACTATTTCTGTAATGATATTAAGTGTAGTATTTGCAGTTGTAATTATGTTCTTAGGTTTTTCTGATAAAACAAAGATTTCTAAACATGTAGATGTTCTTCAAACTATAGAATTTGATGAAAAGATTATCTTGATTTTAGACGATCATACTGTTCTAGAAAAAACAGACCTTATATGGAAATCTAATTTAGATAACATTTATAAAGAAGTATCTATAAATAATTTCGATGTAAAAACTATCAATTATATTATCAAGGAGAAGAAGAATGAGAAATGAACTTTATAGAAAGTTCTATGCTGCTGATGTTATAGGACAAGCTTTTGTTGATTCTGTGAATAATATTGGTATCTGTTTTACAGATACTCAAATAGAAATATTTGATCCTAAAACAAATAAAGTAATTCATTATTTTGAATTTACTAATGCAGAGGAAATAGAGTAAATAAATAAAAAGGAGGCTTAAAATGTCTAAACAAATTATTACAGGTTCGTATGGCGTAGATGCAGGAAATATTAGCGTGGTTGATCTTGATTATATAGAATCTTGTGGTGGCAAATTTGGTAGTACTGCTTCCAGTCTTTGTAAAAAAGTAGAAGTAGAACCTGGTGAATATAAGTGTTCTATTTCTATTCCTAACTGCTGGGCAGGTAAGATAAAACATAACTTTATTCTTAAAACAAAAGGTACTATTGTAATAGGTGATGTTTGCTATCTATTTTCTTCATCTGAGACAGATGATCAGTATTGGTCAGATTTTCTTTCTGATACTGATTATCTTGATGAATCATTTGAATATTGTTTCTTTGCTAATACAGGAGGTGACGGAGAATTTAAAACTACAGTTACATTAGAAAAAATTTAATTTAATAAGGAGTTTATATATGAAACCTACTGGAAGATATCATGATTCTGTTTATAGAAGAATTGACAGAAGACCAAAGCTTGTTAAGGTAACAGAGAAGGATAAAAGACTTATTGCTAAGGCCTATCTTAAAAATCTTTCTTCTCAGAAGATATTGGAAAGATATGATGAGAAGTTTGATTATGAGTATACTCTGATGCAAATAGCAGCAATCAAAGCCCATATTACAATGGGTACATATTAAAATAGGAGAAAAGAATGAAAGGGCAAAGATATGTAAAAAGATTTCAAGAATATGAACAAAAAGTACCAGGTATTACTCAAATGATTAAAGCATGCGATAGAGTTTCTACCAGTGAACTTTCAATAAAACTCGGTGTTCCTAAAAGGAAATTAGAAGCAGATATCTATTATATGCGTAAATTTGAGTTATCTGATTCTTCTTGTTCTTGCGTTCAAGAAGGTCCTTTTCTTGTTCAAAAGAAAACTTTAATTTTTGGGAAGGTAGAGAAGGATTTAAATCATATTCTTTCTTATTGTGCTTGCGAAGATAGAGAAACTCTTGAACTCATCCGTTCAATATTTCTTAAGTATGCAAAAGATCTTAATAATATGATTGAAGAAAAAAGTAGATAAATGATTAAACTATATACAGATCCAGAAAAATTATTAAATAGAGAAGAAATGATCTTCTCTAATTATCTTTCTATCACAGGTAAATCTTCTATTCCCTGTGATAGAAAGTATTTTACTTTAGCAGGACCTTGTATAGACGATTTTGGAAGAATTATTCCAAATACAGAATTATATCATCTTCTTAAAAAGAAGTTAATACAAAAAGAACAACTGATTAGTTTTGAAAATAAGAACTTTGATACACACAATAGAAATAGTAAATTTAAAGGTCCTATCTGGCTTAAACAAGACATCTGCTCATTTGATTTTTCTTTATTAGCAAAAAATCAGCTACCAGCAATTATTAATTTTGATAGTTGTGATTATTTTCCAAATGGATTAAAAGGTTTAAAAAGAATTATAACATCAATTGATGCTTGTAATATAAGAGATATATTAATTGTTTTTAATAGTATTCTAGATTACAGCAATAGGCTAATTCCTATTTCTTTGGAAGAAGCCACACAATCTTTTAACTTTAAAAAATGGAAAATGACAAAGTATACTACTTATCGTGGTAGATCATCTAAAACTACAATGGGTACTTTTTCTTTTTATAAGGAGTGAATATGAGAGATAAAATACAAGATTTAATTGACGAGTATACGCGAAGAACAGAAACTCTATTTAATAGAATTATAGAATGTACTGGTATAAATTTTCCTACTCAAAAGGAGTTAATATCTTATAATACAAAATCATCTTTTCTTCAAAAGAAACTTCATATAGAAAATGAGAGCATAGATATAATCATGTTTTACACTGAATTAGAAGATTTAGAATGTGTTATAATAGATTTAAAAAATCTTTTACAATAAAATTTATATAGAAAAAAACAATCAGGAGATATTATTATATATGATAGCTAGTTGAAGTTTCTCAAAGCCTCCTATTTAGGAATGAATACTATTCATTCCTCTCTAAGACCTAGACCTAAAAATCTAGGTCTCTTTCTTTGACATCTAATTTATTATCAGGAGATATACATGAGAGAAAAGACAATGACTTTAATTAAGAGGTATTGTAGAGTAGTTGGTATTACAGAGGATAAAGATAAGAAAGAACTTAAGAATAGATGGAAGTATCTTTCTCACAAACAAAAAGGAAAAGAAACTAAACTAATGAAAGAAAGAATAATTGAAGGTAAATAGGAGGTAGATATGGAATTCGTTGTCTCTGGAGTATATAGAACTAAAGAAAATAAGCTCATAATTATTATGGGTGATGTTCCTCATGCAGTAAAGATAAAAAATGAGTTTTTACATCAGTATGTGGGTAAGGGTGAAGCAGAACATACTGAAACGGGTGAAACAATACAATTATTCGAACATACTGATACTAAAGTAGTTGTCGGTGTAACAAGAGGTTTAACTAAACTTGTTAAAAGCGATATACTAACCATTTATCAGGATCTTGAAACTAAAAAATTATTTGCTTGTCCAAAAAGGATTTTTATGCAATTAGAAATGGTTAGAGTGGATGAATAGAAATGAAATCTGTTTTTTATTTTATAGTTATGAAAAACATACCAATTCATTCTTTGAAAAAGCATGAATGTTATAAAATTTCATTTGGTAATAAATCTTCATTAGAGTTAGCATATATTTTGATATCTTTTGATCAAGATTTTAAATTAACAATTATACCTTATAATATACATGATCAAATTTCTTTAAGAAGAGTATATATAACAGTACAACAGTTTATATCTTTAATTGAGAAAAAGGAAATACACTTCTTTAAAAGAGAGATAGTAGAAGATGATTGAAAAATTTCATACTTATCATTTTATCTTTTCAAAAGATACAAGTACAAAAGAATCCTTTTTTCATAAAGGTGAATGCTGGAGTTTAACTATTCCAGATAGATTTTTCTATTCGAAAGATTTTCTTCAAGGAGTTCATCTTTTAAATAAAAATCATGCTAATGCATTTAATCATAGTAGTCTTGTAATTGTTAAAAATAGATACAAGGAAGGTAAGCAGGTTGCACAGATATCTATTAATACTTTAGAAGGGATGATTAGAAAAATAATTGTATAGGTTATTCATACACTACTTTTACTCAAAATTTATGACAGCAAAAATTTTATCATTTTTTAGATATCATAAGAAAAAAGAAGAGATCACCTTAGATTTCGAAAAATGTCTAGATCTAGCAGTTGATTTAACTCTTCTTCTTAAGGATGAAGCAGATGCAGATAACATCAAAGCTGCTGTTCGTGTATTATTCGAAAAGTATAAAGACGATTACTCTGTAGTTAAACTTAAATTTTAGGAGTTTAATATGATTTTTAAACGATTTAAAGACTTAGAAAGCAATTTTTCACACTATAAAGAAGCAACAAATTCTGAAATTCAGAGTTTAAAGAAAGAAATTTTCTTTCTAAAGAATCCTTTTATCTTTAAAAAGGAGATAAAGTTCAAGTTAGATTAAAAGATAAATCTTGCCCTGTTCTTAGATATACTGATTCAGTGCAGGACGATAGGGTATTTATAGTAACGGATTACACACAAGCTGAAGAGGAACGTAGCTATTTTCCATCTTACTACCATAGCTATGAAGTTGTAGATGATAAATTTACAAAATATTTTATGAGACAAGAATCATTAATACTGTATATTCCAAAAAAGGAGAAGAAAAAGAAATGATAGACGAATACATCTGTGAATGTGGTCATATTACAGAATTTAAAAAGGAATATGGAGTGGATTTTCCAAAGACTATTCCATGTGAGAAGTGTGGGAAAGAAGCTAAACGGCGCTATCAAAGTAAAAAAATAGTTATTCCAGAAGAAATGAAATCTACTTTTAATCAAAGTTAAATAGGAGTTAAAATTATGGAAACATTTAAGAAAAAACTTCAGAAATTTATTGAAATATTTTTAAAATATCTGGAAATAGTTACAGATAAGTTTCGTGAATGGTATTACACTATTAAATTTGCCATTCAAGATTTCTTCGAAGATTATCTTGAGATTTTCTCAAGAAACTTTAAGAAACTTGTAAAAAATATTTAAAAAGGATAAAAGTAAAATTATAATACCTTTAGTTGTCGGTTTGATTGGTGGTGGTTTTGGTTATCTTCTTTCAGTATTATTAGGAACATTATATTCTATTTTTCTTATAATTGTTTGTGTATGGACCATAGCAGATATTTTTGTTAAGGATAGACCGCTCCCGTTAAAAGTATTAGCTTGTGTTCTTATGGGTTTAATTCTTATGCTTATTCTTGCTGAAGCATTTTTGAGGTAATATTATGATAAAAGCAGTGTTTGGTGTAATATTTGTGAGTATTGCAGCTTTTATAATACTTGTTCTTGCCAGTCTTGGTTTTGGTATTGTAAGCTGTAATAAAGTAATTTACAATGTACTTCAACCTAAGGTAAATACTATGGAAAAAGAAAAAGATTTTATTGCAAGTAATATCAAAGCAAGTATTGAACAAGAAGTAAAAAGATCTTCTTATTTGAATAATACTTGGAAAGTAGAAACAAATATTTGGACTATGACAAAAGATGATAAAATTCAAACTCTTGAATATCATTCTGTTGCCTTTGTTAAATTTGAAGATTTGGATAAAGTTAAAACAGAAGAATATGAGAAAGCTCTTCCTTATCTTTCTAAATTAAATAAACTTTTGGAAGAAGATAATAATGTTAAGAATAAGTAACACACAAGTTTATGGTCTAGAAGAAAGTTGTATTGCTTCTGGATATCCAATGCGAACAGATTTACCACATGAATTTAGCGATGGTGTTTATTTTCATTTTGATAAAACACCTCATTATAAAAGAAGCTGTAAGCTAGGTAATGCACAATCAAATTCTGGACATGCAAATTTTCTTACTGGTATTATTGTTCAGTTTGATGTAACCTATCCAGCTTATTGGTCAATGCAGTTTCAGAGATATCATTTTGCACAGTTTATTAGTTCGCAAAGTAAAATGCACAAATTAGCTTTTATGGATTTGGAATCTGGAATGAATAAATATGTGTCAAAACAAGTAATAGAATATCTTACTAATCTACAAAATGATTATCAAGCTAATCCTACTTATGAAAATTATATGAAGTTACTTTCTAACTGTCCAATGGGATTGGAGTTAACAGCCAGAATAAGTACTAACTATTTACAATTGAAAAACATTTATAATCAAAGAAAGATGCATAAGCTAAAAGAAGATTGGGGTGAGTTTTGTTCTTGGGTAGAACAGCTTCCACACTTTAAGGAATTAACAGGTGTTTAATTATGAAAAAGTTATTAGTAATAATATTTATTTTACTTGGCTCTTTTTCTTTTGCAAAAACTACTATAATAGATAGATTTTCTTTATCCAAAGATGAATCTTATAAATATAGTGACAGAATTTATTATAGAATTTTATGTATTGATGGATACAAATATTTAACTACGTATACTTCAGATAAGTATTCTTCAGCACATACTATTCAAATGTATCAAATAGAAAATGGAGATCCAAGACCAATAAGGTGTAATAGTAATGGAAATAGATAAAGAAACTCTACATCATCTTCTTCAACTGATAAATCAGTTTTGTTATTCTTCATTCGAAGAGGATAATAAATTTAGTACTAGATTTTCTGCAGATGCCAGAGCTGCAGATTTTCTTGTTAAGCAAGGATATGCAGAATACTTTTCAGATAAACATTGGCCAGATACTAAATATTGTGAATTTAGACTAACAGAAAAAGGTTGGGAATTATTAAATAGTAATATATACAATTAGATAAATTCTAATTTTATATATAAATTAACTAAAGGAGGATTAGATATAAATGAATATGGAGGTGGATGCTATTAAAAAACAGGTACCAAAGATTATCAAATGATCACTACTTGGTTTGCTTAGTTTAATTCTTACTTGTGGATCTTGTTATACAGTTGGTGCAGGTGTAGTAGGTGTTACATTTAATAGAATTACTGGTGCTACAGACGCTTATTCTCAAGGATTGCACTTTAAGCTTCCTATTGTAACTGATGTAGTTAAATTTGATGTAAAAACACAAAAAGAAACAATTGATGCAGAATCTGCATCAAAAGACTTACAAAAAGTTTTTGTAAAAGTAGTGATTAATTATCATCTAGATTATGAAAAAGTAAATAACTTGTATGTTAAAGTAGGTAGAGATTATGCAGATAAAGTTCTGCATCCTGCTGTTAATGAAAGCGTTAAAGCTTCTGTTTCACAATATCCTGTAGAGGAGATTATTGTAAAAAGAGAAGACGTTAAATCTCTTATAGAGAAATCTTTAAAAGATAGACTTGCTTTTTATAATATTGTTCTAGAATCCGTTAATCTAGTTAATATCTCTTTTGATGAAGAATTTAATAAAGTTGTAGAAGAAAAACAGATTGAAGAACAAAAGATTAAAACTGCAGAGTATAAAAAGAAACAGGCTGAACAAGATAAGCTAGCTACTATTTTAACAGCTGAAGGTGAAGCGCGTAAGCAAGAACTTCTTCGTGCAACTATCAGTAAGGATACAGTTATGATGCAGTGGATTCAAAAATGGGATGGCAAACTTCCTATGTATATGATGGGTGATAAAACCATGATGATGGTACCTAACCAAAAATAGTATCTAATGTTTTGAGGAGCTGATGCTCCTCTTTTTCCTGGATGGCGGAAGTAGAAGACGCAAGAAGGGACACCGGCAATATGAATTAGCATGTATAGGGGTAGTCGCCTAATAGGTTGTTGTGGGCCGGATACTAACAACGAGACGGACGGTAGTGTAGTAGATAGTAATATCGAGGGTAGGAGCCAAACATGCTGTGTGAGGGGCAGTGCCTCACTCCAGGACATTAAAATAAAATAGGAGACGATAATGAAAAAACTAATTTGTCTAGTAGCTTTTGTATTTCTTAATTGTTCATCCAATGATTATTCTACACCAGGTAGCGTCAATCATGGAAATTACTTACAGAGTTTTTATATTCAAAGAAGATGCATTGAAGGGCATGTGTATTATTTAAATAATGGTTATCAGGCTGGTGGTATAGCACCAAAGTTGCATGATGATGGAACACCTGTAAAATGTGAGGAATAATAATATGAAAAAGTTATTGATTATTTTACTAGCTATTTTTATATTTAATTCCGTTGATAGTTATGCAATAGAATTAAAGAAGCATCATAAAATGTTTATTGGATGGATACCCTTTAATACTAGTGAGTATAAAGCATATGGATATAAATCTAAAGGTGAATTTAAAGTAGTAACTGATTATGCAAATAGAGAAATCTTTCAAAAAGAATTATCTAATTTATTATATAATTTCTTTTATACAGATAGTGCAAAAAATAGTAAAGATATTCTGAATACTTATACTTGGTATTCATTAAAGATATCTAATGTAGAATTAAGTTATAATCTTAGAGAGCTTTTTGCAATAGTTTCTATTATAGATATAGATGAAAATGTTTTAGAATACAGATTTCCAATTAGAGTTAGAATACCAGATGGTATAGAACCACTAGAAAAAGATGATAACATTTCATATCTTTCTAGTTTAGCAGCAGTAGCTATCTATTATGAGATAATATTAAAATAGGAGAAATGTAATGGCAAAGATTGGTGGTAAAGAAGATAATAAAAAGGATAAGAAAACTAGTGGTAAGAAGATAGTATTACACTACTATCACTATACAAAAGCTAATGGTGCTACAGGATTAAGATCTAAATTTGAAGAAGTAGAGGTAGAAAAGTAATGAAAAAGATTCAAAAGAAATATACTTCCAAAAAGAAAATAGTATCTACTGAACAAGTATATAAAGATGTTAAAGAAAGCATAGAACTTTTTATTAAAAATCTTAAAAAGAAGAAATGAGACTAATAGATGTATATCATAATGATAAGCTCCTTTGTCAAATGAAATTAGAAGATGATTTGATAAAAGGATTATCAGAAGATGAAATACAAGATCTTTGTAAAAGTATTTTATGGGAAGAAACTGTTCACAAACTTTTGGGTAAAACGGAGGTATGGCATAATCCATGGAAAAGAAAAAAGTAAAACAAGAGAAGTTATACACAGAAAAACAACTTCAAAATAAGTTAAGAAAAGAATTTAGTAGAGGATTTGAGGTAGGAAAGAAAGAGGGTGTAAAAGATGTAACAAATGCAATGCTTCGCCTTCTAGGGTTAGATAAAGAATTAACTACTATACGAAGTAGTTTATCTGGTATTAATTATGTTGTTAACAAGTAATCTAAAACTTCTTAAAATAGAAGAACTTAATAACAAAGACTTTCATTCTAAACATATGTCGGAATTAAAGGACTTTTATGCTAGAGTAGTTTTAAAAAAGCATTCTAAATATTATTCTATTCCTATAGAATCTTTAAAAGAAAGATCCTATCTTACTTATATAATTATATTAGGGCTTAATCAAATTAAATTACTTGGTACAATGTTCTTTTCTTCTTCCAGAAATAGATATTTAACCAGGTATCATTGGATCATCCAAGGAATAAATATTTATTCTAGATATATAGAAGAACAAGAAAAGAAGTATTACATCTGTACTAAATGCGGTTTTCCTGTTCCAGGATACTCATATCATTGTAATTATTGTGGAACGGATAACGAAGAAAAATGGGTTGAATTTGAGCAACAGTTAAACGAAGTTTATGATTTAGATTATCAAGAAGAAGAAAACGTATTTGAGAAAGCAGCAGAGGCAATACTTAGTTTAAGTCAAGTAATATCTAAGATTCCTCCTGGAAAAAGAAAGAGTGATTTCTGCCCAGGATGTGGTGTTGCAAAAGAAGGTGCTAAGTGTAAGTATTGTGGAACACAATTTTGGAGGGAATATTAAATGATAATAAAAGAATTGCTTCCGTATAATAGATATACAATAAAATCTTATTGTAGATCTGAAATTGATCCTAGCTATACAGCTTTAGTAATCACTTCTTTTAAATGCCCTAGCTGTGGAACTGAATTACCACCTCTACACCATGATGAGTCTGTTACATGCAAATGTAAGTTACAAATGACATTGCACGGCAATGCTTTGCAATGTACTAAATCCTCAAAGGAGAAGAAAAAATAATGCTTTCAAGAATTAAATACAAGTTAATTTTCATGACTTCTGAGCTGGATTATCTTTTTTATAAAAAAATAACTAAAAGAATTAATGCTGTTAAGTTTGCTTTAAAAAACAAAGATAAGTATTGTTCTTGGGATGTATATAACTCCTCAGTAGAATTGCTTTTCAGTCAATTTAAAGATTTTTATGAAATGCATGAAGAAAAGTTTTCTGATGAAATGCTTTTTAATTTTTATAAGGAATTAGAATACTTTCAAAAAGTGAAGATGGATAAAAGTATTATTTCTAATACCAAAAAACAAATAAAAACAGACGAAAAAGCTTTTGTAGAACTAAGAAATATTTACAGATATATTACTTATTCAAGAATACAAAATGAAAAAAAGTTTCAAGAAATTCTTGATAAGCATGTTGGTATATCTACACCTTTTACTTTAAAAGCTTCTAAAGAATTTAAAGTAAATTGGAAGTTTGATAATATAGGTCTTGCAGATGTTTCGTATGAAGAATGCTCTTCTATTTCAAACAATCTTTTTGATTTTGAAGATGCATGTAATGATAAAGATACAGAAATAGCAAAGAGAATTTTAGATCTTAGATCTTATCTTATAGATTGATGGAGACATGGATGAACGATATAGAAGAATTTGGTACAGAGATTAATTCAGATATTCTAAATCTTAGAAAGGAAATAGCAGAGATAGTAGGAACAGAAGATGCCCCAATAGAGTTATCAGAGGATAATCAACAAAAACATCCGCAAGATGTTAATCAATGGTCTGCTTTATCTAGTTATTCTTTTGTGGCTTCCGGTAATACTATTAAAGCTATACCTGCAGGATTCTATGATCTAGATAGAACTAATATGGGAATACTTTTCACTAAACAAGATTTATCAGTAGATAATTGGTTAACATTTCCTGATAGTATTATGAGTCAAATTACTTCAGAAATTTCTTCTTTTTGGAAGAAAGCAGATCTATTTGAAAAGTATGGCTTTCTACACAAAAGAGGATATATGTTTTATGGTCCTCAAGGAAGTGGAAAGAGTATACTTGTACAACAAATTCTTAATGCTCTTATCAAAGAAGAACATGGTATAGTTTTAAACGGAAATACGGCACCTGCTCTTCTTATTAAAGGAATCGAAGTAGTAAGAAAAATAGAACCTCATAGAAGAGTTATCTGCTTATTTGAAGATATAGATTCTATTATTAACAGATATGGAGAAGAAAGTTTACTATCATTTTTAGATGGTGAATCTAATACTAATCATGTATTGCATATAGCTACTACTAACTATCCAGAAAAATTGGATCCTCGTATTGTTAATCGTCCGAGACGATTTGATAGAGTAATAAAAATAGGAATGCCTTCTGAAGTAATGAGAAGAATATATTTAGCTGAAAAATTAAAGATAGAAGATCAAGATGAGTTAACTAGATATGTAAAGGGTACAGAAGGTTTCTCTTTTGCTGGTTTAGCAGAATTAGTTATATCAATTAAATGCTTAGATAAAACATTTGAGGAAGCATGTGAGCTACTTAGAAAACTAATGTTCAAGAAAAAATCTAGCGATGATTTTGGAGGAGCAGTAGGTTTTCATAAATAAAAATAAAATTTAAATTGAGGTTTAAAAAATGAACAAAACATTAAAACTTAATCAAGTTATTGCCATTGCCAATGGTCAAAAAAGTCGCAAGGAAAAAGTACTTTCTAAAGTATATCATACTTTAGAAAAAGCAGATTTATTTCAGGGTTTAGCAAAACGATACACACCTAAGGATGAAGAAGGAGATCGTTTTCCTAATGAGGATAAGCAGATTCAAACTTCTGTATTTGAATGTATTAAAGAAGCAAGAGAAGTTTGTGAAGATATGTATAATGTATGTGCAACACAAGATGTTGCAAACTGTAATGCTAAAGCTGATGTGTTAGTAGATGGTAAAATAATTCTTAATCAAGTACCCGTTACACATCTTCTTTTTCTTGAAAAGCAGCTTACAGATTTGCACACATTTGTAAATGCCCTTCCTGTTCTTGATCCTGCAGAGAATTGGACATGGAAAGAGGATTCTATGCAATATGTTTCAGATTCTAAAGATACTTTTAAAACAAAAAAAGTAATGAAGAACCATGTTAAAGCGGAAGCAACAGATAAGCATCCTGCCCAAGTAGAGGTATACAATGAAGATGTGGTTATTGGTACTTGGTCTACTACAAAATTTTCTGGATGTATTGCAAAGCAAGATAAAGAAAAAATGCTTGAAAAAATTCGTGCATTAGATAAAGCTATTAAAGTTGCTAGAGAAGAAGCTAATTCTATTGAAGTAAAACAAGAAGATTTTGGTACAAAGCTCCTTGATTTTGTATTTGAGAAGTAATAGTTTTAGTTATGGTAAAGGGGGTTAGTGAAGGTTCGAGTCCTTCCACCATAAAGGGTTCTATTGCTATAAGCAATAGACAGGCTTAGGTTTAAATTTAATTTGATATAATGATTGCTCATTGAGCTTGAAGGTTCGAATCCTTCCTCTCCGAATAGCATTAATAAATTAACGGAGAGTGCTGAAACGGTAAACAGAATCATTTAAGATTTAAGTTATTACCCTAAGTTAAGAACATGTGCTAGGAATGTAGTCAAGTCTGAATTACTAATGAGGAGAAGTCGCAGGTTCGATTCCTGTCCCCTCGACTAAGTTTATATTCATGAAATGTAGATTTAGTCGAGGGGTGGACCAGCAGGAAGGTCGTCTCCTGTAAAGCTAAGAATTCAGTTAAACGGAAAGGTACATTCTAAAATTGAGCACAATCATCAGCTACAAATACTCTTGAAAAGTATTCGATGATACTATCAATCCCGGCCTGAAGGTGATCAGGTCGGGATCTATTTGAAAATTAATTTTATAAGAGGATATATATGAATAGGTTTAAAACAGGAAAATATCTAGTATTAGTATATAAGTTTAAAAAATGTATTCCATGTATAATAGAATTTTCTACTTTTAGTGAGCTAAGAAAGTTTATAGGATTTCATATAACTACTAAACAGTTAAAAGGCCTTAAAACACAAAAGCAATTAGTAGATGAAGTAAGAAAATTAAAAGAAGGTGCAGAATTTTCAAATGAGTTATTTCAAACAGAAGTATACTATATCAAACCTAATAATGATTTAGTTCCTTTTTTAGTATAGGAGATACAATGAAAAGATTAATAGTATTATCATTTATCTTTTTCTTGGGTTGTAATTTATTTCAACTCAGAGAAGACGAAGAATGCTTTCCTTTAACATTTTCAAAGTTTAAGATAACTTCTGAAGGGTTAAATAAATTAAAGCAGATGTAATAGTATCTATTTCTAACACTTCTAATTCTAAAATCTATTTAGATGCAACAGATTTATATGTGGATTTTGATGGTACTACACTTACTAGAATTGCTACTAATCTTAAAAAGGAAATTGGTTATATAGCTCCTAAATCTAAAAAGAATTTTAGATTTAGGATTTCTTTTAAGAACACAGATACTATATCTAGATTAACTTGGGGTAATAGTCAATCTAAATTGTTACTAGCCGGTCTTGTATATTATAAGTTTTCAAAATATCCAACATATTCTTCTAAGTGTATTGTAAGTACTTATAGAGTGAGATAATAAATGAAGAAAAAATCTGGATCTAAATGTGAGAAATGTAAACACTGTTCTCAAGATGGTTGGATGGAAAGATATGTATGTATACATCCTAAATTTCCTTTAGCAAAAGTTATTATTGATATTAAAGAAGAAGGATATCCATTTTGGTGTCCTCTCAAAAAAACATTAAAGGAGATGTAGTATATGTCAAACGTAGGTAAGATCTTTTCAGTAATAGTATTAATAGGTCTTATAATAGGTGTGGTCTTTCTAGTAAAAAGTTGTTTAAGAAAAACTTATCTAGAAATGGAAACTGAATATATTTCATGTATTCAAACATGTTTGGTGGATAGAAGTATAGATATGAAAGCTAAAGCAGATCCTAAAGAATTTAGAGCTATAATAGAATATTGTGCAAAAGACGTAGTTGATTAAACTGCTGGGATGGTATAAATGAATTTCTTTAAAAAAATGATTGCTGAAATCCAAACACAGATAGAATGCAAAGATTATGCTAAGAAGAAAGATTCAGTAAGACAAGCTATGATCTTAATGGATCTTAAATTTAAAAAACCTGTAGATGAGTCATATGTTCCGCATGACGATTATCAAGATCATTTACAAGAATGCAAAGCTAGCTTTGTAGATTATATGCAAACTTCTTATACAAGAGATTCTGTTAGAATACTTGGTATAGGAGATTCTATTCTAGCACAAAGTAAAAAAGACGCACAAGACGTTATAGATATAAGAATGAACTGGGCATTAGGTGGCATGCGTGCATGCCACATGCTCCAGCTTTTAAAGGATATGGATTCTGATATAACTAGATATAATTATCAACCTAATTTTATTCTAGTAGGGACGCCGGGTGGGAATAATTTATTGCAACATCAAAAAATAGAAGTAGTGAAAAAAGAATGTAATATATTATTCGATTATATTAGAAAAAGATTTCCAAAAGCAAGAATTATTATGTATGGACTACCAGCAACGTGCGTGGATTATGCAATGATACATTATGTGGAATATACTCAAAATCTTTTTAACTGGTTGGGACAAGATAAAAATACAGTAATTATACCATTAATCAAACATTTTGTAGCTGCTTGGCATGTTATGATGAAAGCAGATTATTCTTCAGATGGAGTGCACCTATCACCTATTGGACGATTACTGTTCGTAGATTTAATAGAAAGAAGCACGCATAAGAATTGTCTTCCCATTATAGCATAAAATAAAAGGAGAGCAGATAACATGGAGAAAATAATTGCTGTAATTCAATCTAGATTTAATTCGACTAGATTACCAGGAAAAGCAATGCTTCCATTAGCAGAAAAACCTTTATTAGAACATGTAATAGATAGAGTACAAAAACTCAAGAACGTAGATTTAGTTATTGTAGCTACTGGTATACACGAATCCAATCAACCTATAGTTGATTTAGCTAGATCTAAAGGATGTAATGTTTACAGAGGTCCTGACGAGGATGTTCTTAAAAGATTTTATGATGCGACTAATTATCGTAGCTGTCAATATGTAATTAGAGCAACAGGTGATAATCCTTTTGTAGATGTGGAATTAGGAAATAAGCTTATACAAAAGGAACTAAAAGATAAGATAGATTACTATGGTATGTCTGGCATTCCTATTGGAGTAGGAATTGAAATGTTTAAAAAATCTGCTCTGGATAGAGCATATTCAGAATCCAAAAGAAAATCAGATAGAGAGCACGTAACAACTTATATCAAATTAAACAATCATATCTTTCATTCTGAATTTATGGATATGGGTATAGTACAAGGTGAAGGTTTAAGATTAACTGTGGATTATAAAAGTGATTATATTTTAGCTAGTAAAATATATGAAGAGCTTTATCATGGTAAACCCTTCTCTATACAAGAAGTTTTGAAATTCTTAAAAAAGAATCCAGAATTAATAGCAGGTGTCGAAATAGAATGAAAAGAAAACGAGTTAAAATTACTATAGAATTATCTGATGAAATACTAATTCAATTAGCTATTCTTTCTGCTGAGTATGATAGGTCTGTTAATTGGATTTGTGAACAAGCTTTAAAACAATATATCAAAAAAATAAAAAAGGCATGAAAAGAATAATCATAAGTCTTCTTAGTTTACTACTAATTTCTTCTTTTGTCTTTGCAGAAGAATTTGAAGAAATAGATTTACTTAGATGTATTTGTTTATATAATAAAGAATATAATAAGTTGCATCGTCTGAAAAGAATGAATAGAACTAAATTAAACGAAGTAGAAGAAAATATGCATAGATGTTTAATTACCTATTCAGATAAGTTTGGTAAATTTTCTTGGTCTAAATGTGGAGGAATTAAATGAAAAAACTTGCTATAATATTTGGTATTATAGTATTTACAATAAGTACCTTACTACAACTATATATAATAGCAGAATATATTAATCCTCTTCCTTTTTTAAGTGATTGGTTTATAGCAATGATTATACAATTTATTATTTTTGCTATAATAAATGGTTTACTTCTTTTTATAACTAAAAAGATTTTTAAACATAAAAAAGGTAATTATGACACCTCAAGATGATATAGTTAATCTGGCTAAAAGAAAGGCAAGTCAATCTAGATGTAGATATAAAGTATCAGCAGTAGGGTTGGATAGAAAAGGAAGAGTATTGGGTTGCACAATGAATCGGCATCGCCTTTCACACCGTGGCGGTGGAGTTCATGCAGAGATTGCTCTGATAAGAAAGTATGGAGAAAGATTAAGAAGTATTATTATTTGTAGAACAAACAAGAGAGGAGATCTTTTAGATATACATGCTTGTCCTGCTTGTGCACAAGTTGCTTCAAAACTTAAAATAAAAATTTATTCTATAAAAGAGATATTAAAGGAGGAGGTTTAAATGAAAGAATTAATAGCAAATATTATCTGCAAATTTTGTAAAGTATTTAAAATTCATCTTATGGTCAATATAAGATTGGAAGCAAAGGATGCTAAGCTTATTAAACTTACAGAATACGGAGTAATTAGATATTGTGAGTTCTGTGGTCATACAGTAATTGATACTGATAATCGGAGTAAGTAAATGAAAACTATTTTAGTCGGAATGCTAATTTTATGTACAGGGTGTGTCAGTATAGAAACATACGAAGCTGATATACAGAAACTTCAAATAGAAAGAGATAAATTTAAACAAGAAAATTTATGGTTAAGAGTTGATTTAGAAATGGCAAAAGGATTTAATAAACAATGTGGTGAATACACAAAAGAATTAGAAAGTAAATTAAAAGAATTACAACCTACTAGTAATGCACAGGGTAAATAGTTATGATGGATGCAATTGAAAAACAACGAAGAGATTTAATAAATGAATTAAAACAAACTTGTCCGCATAGAAAAATGAGAATAGTTGGAAGGGGTATGTCAGTACCAGAAAACAAAAGTTGCAAGTATCCTAAATATAGAGGTAGAACAGATTGTGTTATCTTTGATCATCCTTTAGGATGTCCAGTTGTTAAGGAGCAAGTAGATAATCAATTTTAAGGAGAGTTATTATGGATATAACGGCTCACGACAAAATTAAGGATTTAGAAAACGAACTTAAAAAATTAAAAGAAGAGCATTTTAAAGAGATAGAAAAACTTAAGGACGATATAGCGCATTTAAAATCTGCGCTTTGTTTTCCTGCAAAGAAAGAAGTTAGAATAGGACAAGATTCCTCTTTAAATTCTCTGGATAGAAGAATGAAAAAACAGCAGGAAGAAAACAAAAAGAAATCAAAATGAATATAAAAAAGTTAACTTGGCCAGTAAGAAGAAGATATTACAAAGTTAGATTATTTTATAAAGCAAGTAAAGCATTTTATGCTCCATGGGAATGCCAAGAGATGCTTCTTACTTTTAACTTTGAACTTCTTTGTGATTTTTATGAACACGGTGGATTAGATAGTGTTAACTGGAATAGTGATAAATATCATAAAAAAGCTAAAGAAGAAATAGATAGATTATATTCTTACTGGAAGATAGAAAGAAAACAAAGAGAAGAAGAAATAGATTACTTATTAGATCAATGGTCCGAGCATACCGTTCATTATGAGACTCCTTGTGAAGATCATCCAGGTCTTTTTGAATGGCATAGTGTTAGTTCTAACTATGGTGAATACTTAAGTAATTTATATAATCAAGAACAAATAAAATTTCTAGAAGAAGAGGAAAAGAATTTAATTAGATTAATAAAAATAAGAGGTTATCTTTGGACATAAAGAGAAAAGTTATTCTACTTTCTGGAAAGAAGCAGGTAGGTGAGCTACTAAAGTCTAAAAAACTTTAGCTTCCATCTTCAACGAATCATGATTTAAATTTTCTAGATTGCTCTTTGAAAATTCATTGATCTTATTCTCAGATGTTGTACTGTTACGCTCCATAACAGAATTGGATTTAGACTTTCCAATTAAAAGTATATTATTAGCTGAATGAGTATCTCTATCTTTTTCATAACCACAAGAACATTTATAAGTTCTTTCTGATAAAGATATTTTATTTAGTAATCCACAAACTGGACATAATTTAGTAGTTGGTTCCCATTTCGATATTACTTGGGTGCTTTCTAAAGTTTTTAATTTAGACTTTATTGCCCCAAGTGCAGAATGTTGAACTTGTTTACCAAATAAACCTTTATGCCAATTTGCTATTTGTTCTTCTTGAATATAAATTGTATCATAATTATTCTTTAAATAAGATACAAGTTTATTTACTTGATCTTTTTTCTGATTTGAAATTCTTTCATATTCTTGTTTTATTTTAATAAGATTCTTTTTTCTTTTATTTGATTTTAAATTATTTTTCTTTGCAAAACCCTTTTGAAGTCTTTTTAATCTATAAGATTCTGGAATTTTAATATTTAATTTTTCACCATCAGAAGTTGTTATAGAATCTTTAATTCCAAAATCTAAACCAACTTCTTTATTAGTTTTTTGTTTTTCTTTTCTTTGTTGAAAGGTTGTAATTTGAATATAATAACCAGAAGGCTTTCTTACAAGTTTCGCATTAGCAAATTCACTTCCTTTTGGAATTTGTTTTAAACCATGAACTTTAAATGGTTTCTTTAATCCCTGTATTTTAATTCTAGTTTTATTAAATTTCCAAGTATTATTATATTGAGGAAGATCGATGGAATTTATTTCAGATTTGAATTTTAATCTACCAATAGTAAAATTAAGTTTTTTAAGTTTAGACAAAACTTTAATAGCTTCTTTTATTCTCTCATATAAACCTTGTTTCATTTGAGAAGATAAAAATTCTATATTTCTTTTTTCAAACTTACTTAAAACTTTTATCGTAATTTCTTTTTGTTTATATAAAGAAGTATTAAGAAAAATATTATCTTGTGATATAATATAATTATAAAACCATCTAGCTTCTATAAAGATTTTTTTCAACCATTTCTTTTGTATAGAATTTAAATGACTTTTATCTATCTTTAAAGTATAAACTTTACAAACTTGAGATTTTCTTTTCTCTCGAGTTTTAGCTAAAGAGTTTTTTATCTTTAATTTCTTTTCTTGCGTAACTTGCATAAAAGAATAATATAAAATTTTACCTAATTTTAAGTATATCAGGAAAAAATAATAAAAATGTCACAATCTATATCTACACCTAGGCGAGTTGTATTACTATTATCAGGTAAAAAGTGTGTTGGTAAAGATACTTTTTCTAATATTATATGTAGAACGAGTAAACGATCTAATATACCATTTTATAGATTAGCTCTCGCAGATGAATTAAAAGATCAAATAGTTGAAATTACTGCAGGCTTAGTTGGAAAGTTACCTGGAGTAGGAGGAATACCTAATTACTTTTTTGACCCCAAGTTAAAAGAAGTTCCCATATGTGATCTCACTTTTCGAGATTCTGGTAAAGCTTTTACAGCAAGGAATTTAATGCAGTGGTATGGACAAGTAATTAAAGCCACTTTTGACGAATTGATTTGGGTTAATTTATTATTACAACACTGGGTATTTCAAGATATAAATAAATGTAATATAGTTATAACTGATTGTAGATTTAAATATGAACTAGAGGAATTAAAAAATAATTTACAAGATAAATTTGATGTTATAACAGTTAGAATAAAACGAACTACAGGTTTAATAGATTCAGATATATCTGAAACAGATTTAGATTCTTTAGAGGATTCTTATTTCGATTATATTCTAGAAAATAATACCACGAAAGAAGATTTTAGAAAAAAAGTTAAGGATTTAAAATCAATAATATTTAAAAGGAAATGAAATGAGCAAAGTTAAATGTGAATGTTGCAACGAAGAATTAGAATCAAAATCTAGGCATGATTTTCAACAATGCAATTGTGAACAAGCTACTTTTATAGATGGTGGTAATGATTATACCAGATGTGGTGGAAAAGATTTACAACAAGTTCTTCTTTGGAATGAAGAAAAGAAAGAATATTGTCATTTAGAAGGTCTCCCTTATGAAGAAAGTAAAGAAGAAAAATCTTTAACCATAAATGATTTTGTAAATCAAATACATGCAACCGCAAAAGAAAAAGGATGGTGGGATAATCCAAGATCGCCTCTTGAGATTCATGCTTTAATTCATTCTGAGATATCAGAAGCAACAGAAGATGTTCGTGAGCAAAAGCAAGATTATTATCTTGATATGAATGGAAAACCTTGTGGTGAAACAACAGAGCTTATAGATGCATTCATTCGTATAGCAGATTATTTTGGATATAAAGGTTGGGACTTTGAAGATATTCTAAAAAGAAAAATGGAGTATAATAATACCAGAGCTTATCGTCATGGTAATAAAAAATACTGATTATGAAAGTTAAATTTATTACAGAATTTTCATATGGAGATTGGTTAAGAAGAGGTACTATCTCTTTTGATAAAGATGAAATATTTGAATTAAAACCATACCGTGGTTCAGATAAAGATTTTTCAGTGATTTTATATAGAAGTGATCCTAAAATAGAAAGAAAAATAAATATTACTAAACAAGTATTTAAATATTTTCTTAAAAAGAATATTATAGAAATAATGAAAGAATAAAATGAAAACTAAATCTCAACAATTAAGAGAAGAAGCAAAACAAATAGAATTAGAATTAAAGATCATTCTTCATATAATTAATAAGACAAAGGAAGAATTAAAAAAAGATGGCAAATAGAATTTACATACCAGTTTGTTCAACCGTAGCAAATAAATGTCAAGAATGGTCCAGTGGGAATAGCACTCTTCAGGAGCTTGCAGATAAATCTATAAAACAAATGAGATTAGAAAGAAAGAAAAATGAAGGTAAGAAACATGAAAAAAATCACAGAAAAGCTTCTACAATTTCTCCTCTGCTTTAAACGTCTAAAAGTAAGAAAACTTATTAAAGAGTATTCCAAATGATAGATCAATTTGGATGGTTTTTTGTCTCTATAAGTTTTATAGGTTATCTTCTTAATATCAAAAAGAATAAATGGTGTTTTCTTCTTTGGATTCTTTGTTCTATTTGGTGGATAGGAGTTAGCATTTACAGAGAACAATGGTCATTAGTTGGAAACTTTATTCTATATTTGGGTGCTGAAATCTGGGGTTTAATTCAGTGGTCTAAAGAAGATAAATTCGTTCAAACTGAAGAATAAAGAGAAAGGAAGAAAAAGTTACAGAAAAAAATTCGATTTTTAATATTTTCAACAAGAGGAAAAAAGATGAGTTATACATTACTTAAACACCCAAACGATTTTTTAAGAACAAAATGCAAGAATATCGATAAGATAGATGAAAAAGTACATTATGTTGCTAAAAGAATGTTTCAAGTAATGTATTCCAATAAAGGAATTGGTTTAGCTGCTAATCAAATAGGTTCTTCATATAGAATGCTTATTATAGATACTATTATGTACGAAAATGGTGTTAGATTAACTTTATTAAATCCAGAGATTACGTCGCATAGCGATGAAACTATAAAAGGAATGGAGGGTTGTCTTTCTTGCCCAGGTCAAGAAAGAGAGGTAGAAAGATGGAAAGAGATATCTGTAAAAGGAATAGATTTAGATGGTGAAGAACTAAAACTAAATCTTAGTGATGTATCTGCAAGAGTGATACAACAAGAATTAGACCATTTAGATGGTATACTAATCATAGATAAATAGGATTATATATGCCCTTAAATATCTTTATACCTGTTATAATAATTATATGTGGTTTAGCGTTTTGTATAGGTTTTGCTACTAGAAATGAATGGGTTTTAACTGCCAAACTTAAAGTGTTTGAAAAAGCAATTAAAAAAAGACATTCTCTAGAACAAGAAGGAAAAAAGGGTAAACTCCTGCGTGAAATAGAACAAGGAATGTGGTCATATAATAAAATGCTATACAGATTTTGGGAAAAAGATGTTACAAAAATGTTTACAGATGATGAGATAAAACAATATCTTTTTGAAAAAGAGGATGGTGAATAATATATCGCGGGTTAGACTAGCGGACAGTCAGAAGGTTCATACCCTTCTTAGGTGAGTTCGACTCTCACACCCGCTAATGCAGTACAGACGGAGCTCATTAAATTTGAGATATAGCTTCTAATAAGGTAGGCTCGAAGTTACACCCTCCTTCAGTGGAAGAGATCATACGATGCCGTGACGGTGAAGCAGAAATCGGCTAAAGGTTATATTCGCTCGGTGTACACCAGTATCCGTCTGTACTGCATTTTTTAATATAAAAAAGGAGACTTAGATGAAGTATTGGTATAAAATAATTGATTTTCAGAATGGAAATGCAAAAACATTATTTCACGGATTAGAAGGAAGTAAAACAATACCAATAAAAAAATGGCTTAAAGCAGAAAAGAAGATGGTAAGGGATGGTATTGGATCTGAATATATGTCAGGTTGGCATATAATTCCTTCACCTGAACTATGCAGAGAATACCTTAAGAAATTCAAAAATACAGAATACAAAGCTATTGCTAAATGTAAATGTAAAAAAATAGTTAAGAAAGAAAAAAGTCCAGATCAAGTGTATTTAGCAGACTACTTATATATTGAAGATATTATTTCAGTTTAGGTAATAAAAATATGAATCCTTTTTTAACTAAAAATCATATAGATCATTCTAATTATAAGATTCTTACTTATCTAAGAATAAGTTATAATCTAGTTCAATATGATTATGATACTTTTTGTCCGGAATGCGGTAGAATATGCTGTGAATGCCCAGGATTATGTTCAGGTGATGCTTATAAATTTCTTAGTAGATTAAAAACGGAAAATATTAGGTTTTATATATTAGGAACTATTTTTTATTTTTCTTTACTAAGAAAATTTTCTCCAAAAGAAAGAAAATATTGGGTGACAGAAGATAACTTTTTATATAAGTAATTATGAAAGGTAAATGTGCTAAACAAGAAGTAACTGCGTATATCTTAACTTTGAATTCCAAACTGATTTGTGGATCTAATTGGTGTGCTAATCCTCAAAAAGAGTGTCCAAGAAAAGATCTACCTTCTGGACAAGGATATGAGTTATGCAAAGATATTTGCAAACAAAAAAATCACGCAGAAGTAGATGCTTGTATTAATGCAGGTGATGAAGCAATAGATGGAACATTATACTTAATAGGACATACTTATTGCTGTGAGAATTGTATAAAGATAATGAAAGAATACAAAATTAAAAAAGTTGTATTTGAAGATTCTTCTGAATTAATTTTATCTGAAAAAGAAGCAATTTAACTAATGTTAAGAGGCAATAAAAATGAGATATAAAACTTATAGAACTAAAGATAACAAAAGAGTTTTTCATTTTATATTTGAAGATCAAGAATCTATGAATAGAACCTTCATGAGATTTAGTGAATTTAATGAATCCCCTATCTACAAAAATAGATTATTTGAGACAACAGATATCTTAAAATATATTCCTAATTATTATTCAATAGTATTGGGGCATAATATTCCAGGTGAAGTTTGTAGAAAATTTCATGAAAGATATTCTGTAAATTTTTCATTAGATGAACTTAAAATTATAAAAATTGTTCAACAAAATAATCAGCAATTAATGAATGATTTTTATATTATAGCTACTTTTGAATCTGATAAAGCTAAATATAGCGCTATTGATCATGAGATTGCACATGCTTTATATTATCTAAATAGAAATTATAACTCAGAGATAAGAAGAATAGCAAATAAGTATACTAGAACATATAAATTAGATTTCTCTCCAATGTTTAAAGTTTTAACTTATAAGCAATATGATAAAACTGTTTGGTGGGATGAAATACATGCTTTCTTAATTGATCTAGGTCTTGGAAGTGTTGGATTCTTTTATGGAAGAACCTTTAAGGAATTTATTAGAAGGCTATTTACAGGAAAACTTGCTTTGCATTGTAAATATAAAAGAATTGCATATGAAATGAAACAAGTTTATGATAAATATACAAAAGAATTATATCTAGAAAAGTATTAAGAGGAATCTATGTGCATACAAGCATTACTATTAACTATAGGAGTTATTCTAGGAGTCGTAGTCTTTCCTTATATAATTGGAAGAATACAAACAAGATATTTAAACTCCTCATTGATATTGGTATTTTGTAATGATTATACAGATTATTGGTTAAGTGGAATTATTACTATTGGTATTTTTGTATTAATTGTTCTTAGTATTTATCTTCTAATATTATTATATTTTTGTTTTAGTATATTTTTTTGTAATTGAGATAAGGATGCTATAATAATGATATTTATTAAAAATGATGCAGCTATAGAAAGAATTCATCAATATGAAAGACAGTTAGGTATTAATCTAAATAAACTTGCAGATGCAAATCTTAATTTCTTATTATTTGGTGGTGCAGTAAGGGATAGTTTATTAGATAAAGATTCTTGTAAAGATTTTGATATTATCTTTCTGGAATTTCCTGGTGATCTTAGAAATGTTTTTCCAAACTTAGAACATTGCTCTGCATCTAGTTTAACAGAATCGAAATTTCTTAAAGGAAATGGGTATAGATATAGAGGAGTAAAAGTACTAGATGCTATGTTTCTAAAAGAACCAGAAAAATATTATAGCCCATTAATACAACTATTCGATGTAGTAAATCATGTAGATGTAAATATTTCAGGTATGGCGTATCATCCATATTGTGGTATTATTGAAGTGATTCCCGGTGCTTCCAAATTTATACAAAGAAAAATATTTATGATACATACTACAGAATCAAACTATTTTATGGATAGAAATGAAGAAAGAATTAAGAAATTTGAGGAAGATGGTTGGCTTAAAATAAATTAGTATATGGAGATAAATAATGCCTTATATTAAACAATCAAGAAGAACAGAGCTAGAACATATTGTAGTGGATCTTGCAAAAGCAGAGATAAAAGCAGATGGTGATTTAAATTATATCTTATTTAAATTTTGTAAGTATTTTATTAAACCATCATATAATAATTATAAGAACTTTATTGGCGAATTACGCCAATGTGCAACTGAAATAGAAAGATCTATTTTAGCTGAATATGAAGAAAAACGAAAAGAAGAAAACGGCTCGATATGATTGAACTTATCTGTTCAGTTTAAAGAAAGAAATAGTATGTGAAATGGAGTTATAATAAATGATAAAAGTATATATAGCATCACCTTACAGTAAGGGTGATATGGGTATAAATGTAGGGAATTCTATGAGATGTGCAGATAAATTAATAGATCTTGGATTTGCACCCTTTTGTCCATTACTACTACATTTTCAACATATTATGAACCCTAAAGATTATAATACTTGCATGCGGTTAGATTTAGAATGGTTGAAACAATGCGATTGTCTTTTAAGACTGCCTGGTAAATCCAAGGGTGCAGATATAGAAGTTAAGTTTGCAAAGAAAAATAATATTCCTGTTTTTTATGATTTAGATGAATTATTAAAATGGAAAACAACTACAGAAAGTGCTCAAGTTATTACAGATGGAGAAAATATCTGGCTTAAAAGATGCCCTGAATGCGGAAAGAAAACAATGGAAGTAGTTAGACCAGGAAAGGTGCAATGTTCTAATTGTGGTTAAGTAATTATTACTTATATTTACACCAGGATCATTTATTATGGAAAGAGAAATTATTATCACTTTAACTAAAGAAGAATTATTTATTATACAAGATGCTTTATTCTCTCATTTACTGAGATTTGCACACACAGAAGAAGTAAAAGATATAGGAAGAGTATATTGTAAAATAGATGATTTGATTCCAGAAGACTGGTGTTGGGAGGACGAAGAATGAAAGTTAAAGATACCTTAATTACCTTATGTTTTATGAATGGTCTTGCGTCTATAATAGGTTTCGTTTGTCTGACAAAAACAAATATTATGATGCAAATATTAATTATATTTATATGTATTATAAATATCGTCTCAATGCCCTTAGCAGAAAAAAAAGATATGGCATATAATCTGATAGCTTTAAATAGTTTTAGTGTTGTCTTTTGGATAGGTGCAGTATTTTATGAATTAGCACTATCTAATATAATATCTTCTATTATATTAGGTGGTATAGGATTACTTAATCTTATATCCTTATATATTTTAACAGATATTATTGTATTTCGTAAAGGTAATTAATATGAATATTATATATTATATTATAATCGGTATATTACTAGTTATATTTTTATTACTTGCTATTTTATTTGCAACATCTATAGATTAAATAAAAAGGAGAATAGTAATGATTAAAATTAGAGTCGAAGCAACAGATATCTTTGCTGAGGTAGATAGAGATAATGTTTGTTCAGTAGAGATTGTTACTACAAATGTAAATTCTGATGCACCTATCAGTGAATTTGTGGATCTATTTTATAGGGCTATGATTGGATTATCTTTTACGAAGCAGACTATTGTTGAAGGCTTAGAAAATAAGGTGGAAGAAGAAAAAGAAGAAGAATGTTAAGTTGGATATTTGTAGGAATTAACATATTAGGATCTGTTCTTAACGTATTTAAAAATCGCTACAGCTATGTATTATGGTTAGTAGGTAATATAGGATATTGTATTATAGGCATTTACAAAGAAGATTATCCTCAAGTTGTGCTATTTTCTATTTATAGTATAACAAGTATAGTTGGTTTATATCAGTGGTTCAAAAAAGATGAAATTACTAAATAAAATTCCATTTGAGTTAGACAAAGATACAATAAAAGAATTTCTGGAGTACGTAAAAAAAGATGATTATGAACATTATGATTTTTCTCGGATGTTTTCTAGATTGGATAAGTTGTCTTCTAAAAAGAAGTTTTTAATAGGATTTAGCATAGGTTTTATTTTAACTAGTATGTACATTGTACTTAATTTCATTTTTTAAAATGAATCTATTTAATATCAAAACAGAAAAAACAATTTCAGATACAGGAAAGAAGTATCAATGGTATCTTTGTATAGGTATCATATCTAATAAAAAATGGAAATTTGGTTTTGTAAAAGATTGGTATGACGGACCTATTTATTATATTCATTTAGGATTTTTCACAATTGGTATGTGTGAAGATAGAAAAGAAATTTTATGAAAAAGAAAGATTTAGTATTTCCTCTTTTAATTCTTGTAGCAGTATTTGTATTTATATATATTTCTTGTATACAACTCTTTTCGAAAGAAGATAAAAAAAATGGTTGACTTGAGAGGATATAAAGGATTCGTTTTATTAAAAAACGATAATTCCAAAGAAGCACAAGCTATTATGATTACTTGTGCTTTACAGAAGATTCCTTATATAAGAGTAAGAAAAAATGAATCTGTTCCATCTGAATATGTTCCTTGCGGTTCTATTGAATGGATTGAATCTATTTTAGGATATCATCCTACACCTGATTATTATCCATCATTTCTTAAACAATATTTATACAGGGATGTGTGGAAAGCAGATAAATGGCCATTAGATAAAAAGGTTTTTATTAAACCTGCAGATAGATATAAAAGATTTAATGGAAGAATAACTATACCGGGATCTTATAGAGGAAAGAAAAAAGGTCCTTATTGGTGTTCTGATATAATTAAATTTGAAAATGAATGGCGTTATTATATATCAAATGGTAAAGTATTATGTGGAGAATGGTATGCTGGTGATGAAGAAAATATGCCAGATGCATTAGATATTTCTTATAAAGAATTATGGTTTGCAACTTTCCCAATTGGTGGTAGGCCATTAACAGAAATGGAAATGCTGCGGAGAAAAGGTATTCATTTTCCAGATAGATTTTGTGGAGCAGTAGATTTTGGAATGACATCAGAAGGAAAGTTTGCTTTAGTGGAATCTCAACATCCATATTCTTGTGGATGGTATGGTAAAGACCATGAGAAATATTGTCAATGGGTTATTGATGGTTGGATTTATATGAATAAAAAATAAAGGAGATTTTAAATGAATACAAACACGACTACCGAACCTTTAGTTTCAAAATTACATTTTAAGACAAAACAAATTTCTGAAGTAATACTTGGGTGTGAAACTCTTGTTACTGATATTCAGAATTCTGTAGTTGAACCCAAACCTATGTCTTCTGATGATAACACAGATACAAAAAAATGTTATGCTTCTAAAGGTGATTTATTAGAACTACAAGATAGATTAAATACTCTTTATTATACTGTAGAAGTATTATGCAAAAACTTAAGAGAAATTAGAAATGAACTTTGTTCTCAGCCTTTACAAAAAGAAACTAGATAATAGAAATGATATTATTAATAACAACTATTATCTTAACACTAATTTCTATAATATTTATAGTATTTGCTTTCTGGAGAGATTCCTGCGGTCATGAGATGGAAACAATGATTATAATTCTATCCTATTTAACTGGGATAGCATTTGCTGGTATAGCTTTTATTTTTTGGATTATAGTTTTACTTTGTAAAATATTTTGTGAGTAAAATATGAAAGAAATAAATCATCATGCAATAGTAGAATCTTTAATTGAATTATATTCCGAAAAATTCAATAATTGGGAATCAGATTTTTTGAATAATATGTTGACACAAGAATCTTATTCAGATAAAATGAAAGATAAGATTATTGAATTAAATAGAAAATATAGAAGTAAAAGGTAATTAAATATGAGATGCAAATCTTGTGGTGCACACTTACAAGATAGTAAATGCAGATATTGTGGTGTAGAATATAATGAAGAATCTATTCCTACTTCAACTGAAGAAATAGCAGATGCTATCTGGAATCCCGATACACTAACATATACAGAATTTTGGAAAGAAGAGTATGCTAGATATAATAGAAGTAAAAATAAAATAAAAAAGTGTTGCAAATGAAAATATTTATATTAGAAGATAATCCTGATAGAATGATAGCATTCAAATCTATTCTTAAAGATCATACTATAATTCATGCTATAGATGTAAAAGAAGCAAAAGAAAAGTTTGATAAAAATAGACCTTTTGATTCTATTCTTTTAGATCACGATCTTGGCGGTGAGATTTATGTAGATTCGGATTTCTGGAATACTGGTTATCAATTTGTTAGATTTCTTACTACGTATAGATCTGAGGATATTAAAAACACACAAATCATTATTCATACACAAAATCCTGTTGGTGCAGAAAATATGCTTCAGCTATTTATACAAGAAAATATTCAAGCAAAAGTAATACCTTTTCCTATTCTAATTAATCAAATTAAAATAATGGAGTAAATTATATGAAAAAAACTCTTACTATTCTTTTTAGTTTAATTACTATTTCTCTTTTTGCTATAGGTGCTGGTGTTCAATCTGGCAAAGGAGATACAGATAGAGAAGCATGTCAAGATGCTATTAATCATGCTCCTTGTAAATTAAAACCAGGTGATTATCATTGTGATTGCACTTATAATGGTGAAATTTGGATGTGCTCTTTTAAATATGAGTGCGATCCTAATTCTATAAATCTAACTAAAAAGCAGTAAGAATTTAAATTATATTCAATATATATTATGAATATATTTATATTAGATTATGATTTGGAGAAATGTGCACAATATCATAATAACCGTCATCTCGTAAAAATGATAACAGAATCTGTTCAGATCATTTCTACTGCCTGTAGATTATCGGGTCTGGATATAGGTTATAAAATAACGCATAAGAATCATCCTTGTGTTAAATGGGTAATGGAAAGTAGAAAAAATTTCTTTTGGTTGTATTGTTTAACAATACAATTACAGAAAGAATGGAGATTAAGATTTAATCATCCAAATCATACTCATCATGGTGCAGTAAAAGTATTATATGGATTACCAGTTACTATATTAGCATTACCAGATAAAGAATTAACTCCATTTGCATTAGCAATGCCTGATTATTGCAAAACAGATGATCCAGTAGAAAGTTACAGAAATTATTATATGAAAGAAAAGCAACATTTAGCAGATTGGGGGAATAGGGGAACACCCTATTGGTATAAATAAAATAGGTATTAGGCAGTGAGACTGGGTTGTCACACCTGACGAGGTGAAGAAGCGGTTCGAGTCCGTTCTGGGATACATTGGGTTCGAGGCCCAACACTGCCAATGAAGAATGTACTAAGGCCTAGAGATACGCTTATGTTTGGAAGGGGACTCCACCAGAATGAGTGGCCACCGAGGCTCTATCAATACGATCGATTGGTATAGAGATAGTGTTCCGATCTTGGCCCAAAGAAATTTCGGTTAGTATCTTTACATTCTTCTTTTTTAATCTATATAAATAATTGGAGGTTTTTAAAATGAGATTAAAAGTTATTTCTGATGGTACAATTGATGGTACTTATGTTGTTTCTGATAAGGGTGAAAAGCTTCAAGATGTAGAATATATTTGTTGGGAAATGGATTTCGTTTCTAGAACTAAAAATTTAGTAATTAGCTTAAAAGCAGATGCCCCTGTAATACTAGAAGGTGAATCTGAACGACCTATAACGGAGAAGAATTAATGAGACAATCGTTTGTTACAATTAATTGGAGAAATAAAGTAGGTAAAAGAGGTCTAACAGAAAAGACATTGGAGACTCTTAGAAAACTTTCTTTGAAATCAAAAAAGAATGGATCCAATTATGAAGATCTAGTTAATAAACTAGAAAAAGATTATCATGATTTAAAACAAGTTCCTATCTTTGACTTACAAGAAGAAATTAAAGTTAATAATAAATATGTAAGAGTGATAATATGATTCCTTTGAACGAATGTAAAGACGGATATCTTTACATTGTAAATGCTAGAAATGCCTATCTTGGTATCTTTAATAAAGAAACTAATGGATTTATTATCAGTAGATTTAAATTTGGAGATAACTATCTATTTACTGAGTACCACTATGAAGCTAGTAAAGGTTTTGGTACTTGTAAACCTTTAGAAGAAGTAGAGAAGTGTCCTTATGAAATCTACACAGGATTAGAATATAAAACTCAATCTGAAGTTCTTGATTATTTAAATAGCAAGTTAACTGAATTAGAAGAGCATGTTGGAAAATATAAACAAGCTTGGTATGAAGAAGTAAAGAGGAAAAGAAATGAAATTAAATGATAAATGTGTCGCTCCCTTTAAAAGTGAAGTTATTCACAGGCCTTGGGGGCATTTTGGACTTTATGCAGACAATGTAATCTCGACTTCAAAAATTTTATATATTAAGCCCCAAGAAAAACTATCCTTGCAGTATCATTTTCAGAGGGCACAATTTTATTTGCTTTTAGATGATAGCTTCATCATAGATTATAGTATAAAACCTGTTCCTAAAACTATAATAGATAATCCTAATGAAGCAGAAAGAATAGTTCAATTAGAAGAGTTTTTAAAAGATAATCTAGTTACAGTAGAAGCTAATGAAGGAGATGAATTTGGTTTTCATGAGTTTGTAGTACACAGAGCAACTTATATAGGAAATCGTAGTTACGGCAGAATTCTAGATCTGGCTTTTGGTATCAACGATGAGTCAGATATTTTTCGAATAAAAGACTTATATGGAAGGGAGAACACGAAATGACAGCAAAAAAGAAAGAAGAACAATCTGTTGAAATTAAAGTTACGATTAAGATGGGTAAAGGAAAGAAGATTACTCTTGATAATAATGAGGCAAGAGATTTATATTACAAATTGAAAGAGATATACGATAAATATTATCCATATACCATTACAACATATCCGTGGGTTTATACCAATACATCTCCATGGAATTCAAATGCTACTACAAATGATGTAGATACATATACAACATCGTATAGTGATAGTAATATAACAATTACTGCGGAGAAGAACTAAATATAATGGGTTTATTAGAAGATCTCCAACATGCATTTAACGTAGATGGACATCAACCTTTAAATGAGTGGTCAGATGTAGCAGATGAATTAGCTACTATCATCGAAACATATCCAGATTTTGATTCTAAAAATTATATAATAAATGGTGCTATGGATATAGCACAACGTGGTACTAGTTTTTCTTCTGTTGCTAATGGTACTTATACTCTCGATAGATGGAAATATCATAAATCTGGTGCTGCTGCACATACGGTTACCCAAGATACTGATGTTCCTTCAAATTCTATTTTTACAAAAAGCGTTAAACTAGATTGCACTACTGCTGATACATCTATTGCAGCTACAGATGGAACATCTTTTAGACAACATATTGAAGGATATGTATTTAAAAATCTTGTGGGAAAAACAGCAACACTATCTTTTTGGGTAAAAGCCACAAAAGTAGGTATATATTGTGTTTCGTTTTTTAACAGGGGATTTGATAGATCGTATGTCTCAGAATTTACAATTAATGAAACAGAAACATGGGAATATAAAACGATAACAGTAACCTTTGACTATTCAGACGGAACATGGAATTATACTAATGGTATTGGTTTAACTGTTAATTTTACATTAGCAATTGGTTCTGATTATTACACAACACCTAATACTTGGCAAAACGGAATTTATGTTGCAACCTCAAATCAAGTTAATGGAACTGATTCTACTGACAATAACTTTTGGTTGACAGGAGTTGTATTGAATGAGGGTACAGAAGCTGCTCCGTATCAGCCTTTTGGTGGAACATATGAATCAGATTTACAAGCATGTGAACGAAGATATAAAAAATCATACGCTTTGGCAGATCCACCTGGTACAGATACAGTAAATGGTTCTGTTCAAAGACAGGCTAGAGCGACTAATGCAATGGCAGGTTTTGAATGGCAAAGAATGGCAGATATTCCTACTGTTACGATCTATTCTACTAATGGGACAGCTAACAAAGTAACAACGGCTGTCGATGTAGATATTGGAACTTCTGTTACTGCTCTTTCTGTTGGGGCTGTTGCATGTAGATCATTATTAGATTCTGGTAAAGGTTTAACCTCTGGCGTTTTTTATCAATTTCATTATACATTAGAATGCGAATTATAAACGGTATTAATCAATGGATTATAACAAACATTATATAAGATTACAGGGTAATACGATTGTAGCAGCTTTTTCTGATGCTTTTCAACAACCAGAAAAAGATGATATATGTGTTAATGAAAAAGGAACTAGACATTTTAATTTAGATTTATTTACAGAAGATACTTACTATAAATTAAAATGGGATGGAGAAAAAATTGTAGAAAAAACTAAAGATGAAATTTTTACTCCGGATGTTTTAGCAGATATAGCAGATAAAGAAGCAAAAGAAGAATTAAAAAAGATAGATTTAGAATCAATTAGAGCAATTCGAGAATATATATTAAAACAAGAAGATTGTCCAGAAATATTAAAAAATCATGAAACTGCTGCAATAACAGAAAGAACAAAAATTAAAATATGATAAGAATAACTAAAAATAGTGTAAAGAGAAATAAGGTACCAAAAAGAATTATTATTGGACCTCATGTTATTACAGTTAAATTAGTTAATGGTAAAAAGATAGATAATGATATGGGAGAAGCCAGATTTGCTACATTAGAAATTCTAATAAACAAATCTGCTCCTCCTGCTATGAGATATTCTACTTTTATTCATGAAGTAGTTGAATTTATCAATTATATATATGAATTAAAACTTCCACATAATAAAATCACCGTTTTAGAGAGTGCTTTATTAGGATTAGCATTGATAGATAATAAATCTGTCGATGAAAAAAAATAATAGAGTAATTCTATCCAATTCATATAATTAAGCATATCGGGGGCGTAGCTCAACAGGGAGAGCGGCTAGACTACAGTCTAGCATGGACTGAGGTTCGAGACCTCACGTCTCCACATTCTTTTTTAAAGGAGATATCATGTATAAGATTTGTATTAGTGAATCATCGCAAGCTGAAAAAGTACAGTTAATATTTAATCATCCCAAAATTAGTTGTGCTCTCGGTGGATTTACTTTTCTTGAGGGAATTAAAGATAAAATAAAAGGAAATACTATCAGCTGCTGGCATTGTGAAGATACTTCTGGTAATATTCTTGGTGCAATGATGGCTGCTGGACGTCCTCAAAGTCATATTTTGAAATTTGGTAGTGTTGGAACTGTTCCAGAATATAGAAGACAAGGTATTGGAACAGCTTTATATTGCTCTACTATCTTTCAAAGCATTTTAGAAGGTAGAAGATTGTTTGAAGATACTATTGTAGGTGATAATGAAGAACAAAGAAAGTTTCTTCTTCCATCTTTAGGTATTCAACTGTCAGGGGAGCTTTTGCACAAAACTGCGACAGGAAAAACACTTTGTATTTATCAGTTATCTCTTTTAAATGAAGGTTCTTTTGAAAAAGTTTGGGAGAGGTTTAACAAATTCGGTCATTCTATTGAGTTAGTGGAAAATGAATATACTGCAGATCTTTGGGACAAAAATATGCTTATCATTCAGAGGCATATGCCCCAGTTAGAAGCCAAACTTTCACAATATCGTGAGATAATTAGGGAATCTAAACTTGTAACTATTAAATATAAGCCTATTAAAATTCAAAATAAGAAATCTGAAAAGAAAGTAGAGCAAAATACTCTATTTGAAGAAGGAGCGGTATGAAAATCAAGAAGAGAGTAATATACTTTTCTTCGTTTTTAATAATTATTTTTGGTGGATTAGGAATAGGAGTGATAAATCACTCCTATTTCTTTAAATCAAAGCCAGAAATAACACATGAAATATATATGATGAAAGATGCAAAAAAAGAAACTTCTTCATCTATAGAAGTTACATCTAATGGAATACAAATTCATACAGGAAATATCATTATAGATGCTATTATAACAAGTATCTCTGGATTAGCAGTATATTTTAGTAAAAAAGGTATAGATTGGTATTTCAAAAAGAAAGAAATTGAACTGGAAGCTGAAGTAAAAGAAATAGGTGTATAATATATTCTGGTGTAGCTCAGTTGGAAGAGCCTTCGGCTGTTAACCGAATGGTCACTGGTTCGAACCCAGTCACCAGAGCATAAAGATAAAATATGAAAACTGAAAAACAAATTAAAGATAGAATAAAGAAATTACAAGAAAAATTAAAAGATGGATCTTATAAAAATATAGGTAGTCCTTTTTTTAACTTTGATGAATACATTAAAATAGATAGAGAGATAGAAATTTTAAAATGGATTCTAAAGAAATAAAACATTGTAATAACTGCGTTTTTATTAGTATCTATCATTGTTTTCATCCTAATGGTGATTACGGTATGAAGAAATCTTTTTCTGAAGAAGAAGGTTTAAATTGTAAAAATTGGAGACAAGGTGAATTAAGACCTATTTTAGTTGAAGGATTTAGTAATTGTTCTAAATGTGGTAGATCTGTTCCTGTAGAAGAACTTGTTAATGGTGGTAAAGGTATTGCTTATTGTAAGGAGTGTAAGTAGATGATTCCATTTATAGCAACAAGCATTTTTATATTAATAGCTGTACTTATTATATGCATTGTTCCAAAACGAGATTTTGTTGCTGATATAATTAGTGGTATGCTTACTTTATTTTTCTTATTAATAGACATAATTGTATATTTAATATTTTGGATTATTTATCTAATAGTAAAATGAATGATATAATAAAAGACATCTACAAAGCAGCAAAAGAAATATCTTTATGGCCTAAATGGAAAAGAGATATATCTGGTATAGAAAGTGATTATACTATTACAAAGATAGATTTTAGTAAGATTGAAAAATTATGTGAGAAGCAATTTAAAACTCGTGGATATCCAATAAAACATGAAAATAAATACTTTAGCTCTAAAGAAGAAGAATCAGTATATAATTGTATAGTAGATTGGAAAACAACAAGATCTACTACTGCTTCTTCTGTTTCTGAATATTTGAATATACCAGTTAAAAATGTTATTAAGCATATAGAGAATCTAGAAAAATGTAAATATTTAGTACAAGATATGTGTTAAAGGTATGATACCATGAAAATAAAATGTAAAAGATTTTGCAGTCTTTACTGTTCAGGAACAAATCAAGAAAGTAGGGAAGAAATGATAAATAATATTATTGACGTAGAGAATATTCCAATTGAAAATATTATCAATATTTCATCAAATTCTGATTTAACTTATGCTACTCTATGTTATAAAGAATAAAATGCTACCTTCAAACAAAAGGAGATTTAGAATAATATGGAATCGACAGATGTATGGCATCCTATGCATCCTTTAAGTGTTTGGAAGGATAACAATACTACACAAAACAATTATGTAGATCAGAAAACATCTATTGAAGTACAACAATCTGAAGTACAACAATCGTTGGGTATTGACGTAAATACTGGCAATCAATTAATGCTAATGTCTGTGCTTATAGTGTTAGCTTTAGTAATAGCAATATTAATAATTAAAAAATAGAATAGAATTAATGAAGATACAATCTATAACATTTAGAGCAGTACTTAATGCAGTAGCTGAAAATAAAATAAATAAATTTCTAGAAGAGTATAAAAGTTCTGCGAAGGATGTTATAAATATTACAGTAGAGTATATTCCAATGAAGCCTAGTGATGTTACTGTGTGGTATAGAAAATGAACAGAATAACACCAAATAACATTACTGAACTCAAAGAAAATGAAATCTTTGTCTTTGGATCTAACATTTCTGGTAGACATGGAAAGGGTGCTGCTAAAACTGCTATGTCTTGGGGTGCTAAATATGGTCAAGGTGAGGGTATTCAAGGTAGAACATATGGTATTCCTACAGTAAATGCTTCTATCTCTAATAAACTGACTATTGAGAAGATTAAAGTATATGTTGATAGATTTATACAATATGCAAAGCAACATCCAGAAAATATTTTCTTAGTAACAGAAATAGGTTGTGGATTAGCAGGGCACTCACATAAGGATATATCTCCATTTTTCAAGAAGCAGCTACAATAGAAAATATATTTCTTCCAACAAAATTTTGGCATAAATTACTAGCAAATCAATCGAGGAGATTTAAATAAAATGAAAAAAATTTATATGAGTTTAGTAATAATTTGTCTTGTTATATTTGCTGCTTGTGATGCAGAAAAAGAAATACCTCTTTTCTTAGTTACTAATGTAACTGGTTCTGTTTCTTTGGGTTGTGATAGCAATGATAAAGTTATAGTTTGTTTAGAGCCTTCCAATTGTCAACCAGTAGTTGATTGTGCAAGTTTAGGTAAAACTTGTATGACAGGTCCCTCAAATTGTGATGGAAGTAATGCGTGCTGTAAATAAGAAATAGTTTATTATTTATATAATAAATTTAAAAGTGGTCCGATACTTGAAATGACAAAAACCCTCCAATTTTTAGTTCATCTCAAAGACCTCCTGCACCCCTAAAAGTATCGGATCACTTTTTTTATTTGAATTTAAAATCTAAGGAGCTTGAATATGTTTAAAATATTTTTATTGATTTGGTTTATCTGTGCCTGTGTCTATTTATATAATACGATTAAAAAAGAGTTAGTAGATAAAGAATTTATCTCTTTAGGTGAATTAGCTATTCTTGTTCTTATAGCACTTATTAGCCCTGCAATATTAATTTTTGAGCTTTTAGTGAAAATAATTAATTCTAATATTTGGGGAAAACCTATAATTAAAAGAAAAGAAGAAAAACAAGAGGAAGAGGTAGAAAAATGAATTACTTTAAATACACAGTAAATGGTAGACTTTATTTTGTTAATTTTAGACATTATCTTACAGCTAGACCAAGAACTAAATGCTGGATTCTTGATTATGATCTAGATAGAATTTATGTAGGTACCGCCAAGCTTAATATTATTGATGGTGATACATATGATGAAAAATTGGGTGAATCTATTGCTTTTGAAAGAGCTCTTGCCAAAAGAGATAGCACTATAAATAAAATGAAAATTGCTGTTCCAAAATATCTTGAAAATCAAAAAGAAAGTGACAAAGCATCTCTTGTTAAAAAGTTTAAAAGAGAACAAGCTAAATTTGAAAATTGTATTATAAGCAGAGAAGAACCAAGCGTAGTTCAATTTCCAAAAAAGAAGGTATGATATATGGAAGAATATATTTATAGATGTAATAAATGTGAAAGATGTTGGAATTCAAAAATAAAAGATTCCACTTGTCCGTCTTGTGGGTCCAAAAATGATGTTGAATTTAATATCCAATATAATCTTTTTGAGGATTATGATGACAATAAATGATAAGTGGTTTGCTTATTATAAATCAAAAGATATAGATCTTCGTAATGAATTGATAGTAGATAATATTCAATTAGCAAAAAAGACTGCAGAGATTATGTCAAGAAAGTTCTTTACTGCAGATCCCAGTGTTATTCTATCGCATTCTTATATAGGATTAATTCATGCTGTAGAACAATATAATCCTACATTAGGGTATACTTTTAGCACTTATGCTTCTAAAAGGCTATCTGGTGCGATAATAGATGGATTAAGAAAAGAAGGTACTCTTTCTCGATCTAAGAACGAAGAAGGAGAACATATTTATTCTACAGAAAGTATAGAAAGTAATATAGTTGGTTTTCTAGAATATGTAGATAAGCATTCTAAAAATGATTTAGAAGAAAATTTCATGAAAGAAGAAGATATGAGAATGCTGGATTCTGCTTTAAATACTCTATCAGAAAAGGATAAACAATTAATTCTTTCGTATCATGTAGAAGGATTATCTTATCCTCAAGTTTCTCAAAAGCTTGGTATCTCTATTAGTTATATAGAAAAAAATAGAGTTAGAATACTTGAACATTTAAGAAAGTATTTAGTTAAAACTTATAAATTAGAAGGAAAGGATATAGCAGCATGAAAATATTTAATGCATATTATATATATGCTCCTGTATGCAAAAGGTATGGTACAGGACATTATAAAAGAGCGTTAGATCACATTGCCAAATACCCTTCTTTTAAAGCAATAGCAAAAAATAATATTTCTTCTATTAAGATTAAACAAGGTGACGTAGTATATATAGATGTAAAGAAATGTTCATTCCTTCTAGCTTATAAGTTATATAGAAAAACACATCATCTGATATTTATAGATGATTTTGGTTTAGGTGCTAGACTATTTAATAGAGAAATTAGAGTATATATACCGCATTGGAAAGAAAGATTAGGAATTAGATGTTATACAAAATCTTCTTTTAAACCTATAAAAGTATATTTATATGGTGGAGGTTTAGATCCAAAAAAAGCTATTTTAAGACAATTAAAACAATTTAAAGATTTAAGTAACATATATAGAATTTATATACAAATAGGTAATAGCTTTTCCAAAAGCTATATTAAAAAACTTAGATGCTATTGTGATAAAAACAATTTGCATGCTGTTTTTATAGATCATATAGATCTTAACTTGGTAAGGTTAAGCAATTATGATCTAATATATATGACTTGGGGATTGCATTATCTAAAATATTATGATACATATAAAATAATTCCTTTGGCATTTGATAGACATACCAAAAAATTAATAAAATATTTTTGTTCTAATTATCTTTAAGGAGGATAGAAATGATCTATTCTAGATATTGTTCAATATGTGGAAAGGAGAAACAAAAAATTCAATCTGGTTATGATCCGAATACTGGAAAAGAACTTTATATTTATACAGATTGTGATATAAAAGATTGCAAACATGGATATCATAGCTATAAATTTATTTATGGAAAATGCAGAAACTGTGGTGAAAGACCTTATGCAGGAGAAGGTATGTAGTAAAAATATAAAATATTTTTGTAGAGGATAATATATGAAAAAATATATCACTTATGATCAGCTTAATCATCTAAATGCTTGTCAAGTAGAATTAAATAGATTTAAAAAAGCTTTCGGTGAACAAGTATTATTAACAAGGACAGTTATAGATAAGTATTGTAATAGGTTCGATTTTACATGGGCTGCGAGAAATTTATTATATCAAAAAGATTATAAAAAATGGGCTACGCTTTTTAATCGTAATAACGATAAAATAGTAGATGAGAAATTAACAGAAAAACAGGCAGTAAAATCTGAGGCTATTTTATTTTGGAGATTGTATAAAGGACCAAAACAATTATATAGAAGAATGGAGGATAAAACATAATGAAAACAGAATATATTGAATGTGATTGTCATACAGAATTACTACAGTTAGAATTTGAAAATGAAGAAGAAGTAAATGAAGAGATTGATAATAGATTTCTTTATATCTCTTTTTATAATCTAGGTGTTAATGATTTTAAAAGACCATTAAGATCTAAATTACGCCATATCTGGCATATTATAACAAAAGGAACACCCTGGTCTGATCAAATATTATTAAGAAAAGAAGAAAGATTAAAATTAACAGCATTTTTAAATTCTTTAAATGAGGAAAATAATGTTTCCAAATGATAAATCAGAATTATTAAAATATTTTCAGAAAAGGACAGATCTGCATAGAGAATTAGTTCAAAAATACTGTAATAAGTTATTTGAAATAGATCCTATTACTTTTAAAGAAATGACAAAAAGAGGTGAAGATCACGATTTAAGTAAATATAAAGAACCTGAGCTAGATCCGTATCTTCTTATATCTTGGGAATATAAAGATAAAGATGAAGGAAAGGAATGTGCAGTTTCAAAAGCACAAAGAAAGGAAATGAATGATGCTACTGAACACCACGTTCATACCAATAGTCATCATCCGGAATACTTTGATTCTTCTTCTACTATAAATATAGAAGATCGTGATAAGAATCCTTCTAAAATAGTAGATTCTACTAATATGACTGAATTAGATATAGCAGAAATGTGTTGTGATTGGTGTGCTATGTCAGAGGAGAAACGAAATAATCCTTTTGAATGGGCTGATAGCAGAATAAATAAAAGATGGAAATTCACGGATGATCAGGTAGATTTAATTTATTATATTCTTGAACTATTATGGAAATAACATTTAAAATAAAACTTGAAATTTCAGAACATTTATATCAACAAGAATATTGTATTAATATAGATGCTACATCAATTTTTGATAATGGTGTTATCTTTCTTTCAAAAGAATTATATGATATATGTAGTCACTTATCAAAGGAAGGAATGCAGACCTTGCCAAGAAAGTGTATCAGGGTAAGTCCTAGTATTCTTGGATCTAGAATATTTGATAATCGTACCTGGACTTCTCTTCCAGGTACCAAGCCTGCAAATGTATCTGCTTCTGGTACAACTATGATAGGACCTGTATGGGTTTCTACAAATTCGTATACTCCACAAAATACTGTTTCTACTAATCAAACAGGTCAAACAGGTTTTTATACACAGTTATCAGCTAGTGTTAATAATTCTAAAGGATTCTGGGATACTTTTAAATCAAACAAAGTTTCAAAAAAGAAAATTAAGAAGTTAAAGGTATAATTAAAATGGCATATCATTTACCTAGTGTTCATCTAACTAATATTACACTTACAGATAGAAATAACTTTTCTGTTATATCTGATACATTATTAAAGAATTCAGAGTATTATATAGATAGTGATAGATATGATCATACAATTATACTTACATCACCTGAATTAAGTAAAATATGTAAAAAATTAAATAAAGAAGGTATTACAAATCTTTTAAAGAAATGTACAGAAATACATAAAATTGATTATGACCGAAGAAAGCTAGGTACTCCTATTGGGACTATGAGTTCTACAGGTGCAACAGGTATATGTGCACAAAGAGTATATCCTCCTACATTTACTGTTAATTCTATGCCTAATATATCTATGAAAGATATTGCTGAAAGACAATTTGATATAGTAACAAGAGAAATGATAAAGCATGAAGACGAAGAAATTTTAAAAGATTTACAAAAAGAAGCAGAGAAAAGAAAAGAAAAAAGTAGATTACAAAAAATTGCGGATGAAGTTTGGACAAGAACATTTGAAAGATGGAAAAGCAAATAATTGTATTACAACAAAGATGACTAATGAAACCTTTTAGTATTACTAGTAGCCTACTATTACAACATTCTGAATACTATGAAAATCAGAGTAGTATATATCCTTGTGTATATCTTTCCGTTGAACTATATGATATCTGTAATAATTTATCAAACGAAAGTATTTTAAAGGTTCTAAAAAGATGTAAAGAAATATCTGGATTTGAATTTGAACAAAGAAGATTAAAATCTTTTGATACTTCTATTTGTATTCATAGAGTCAAACAATCACAATGTGATTCTATAATTAAAATGATATTAGAACATATGAAAGACGAAGCTTCAAAACTGATGAAGAAAAGAGGCAATATGTGATTATAATACATGATAAAATAATGCATCTAGATAAAGAAAACACTTTTATATTAATAAATTCTTCTTTTAACAATATAGAATATGCTATAAATATAGACGGTTTGTATTATAAAAATAGAATTTATGTATCTAAAGCTTTATATCAATTATTAAAACAATTATCTTTACAAAATATTATAAAAGTTTTAAATAGATGTAGGAGAAGATTATTATGAAAAGAATATTTATTAAGGTATATTTCGTTTCGTTGGGTTACGTTCAGATTTGTTGAGTTTTGTTGGGTTATACTGCGTTTTATTATGTTAAGGTAAATTATATTAAAAAGAGGTTTAAGTATATATGATTATTAAATTACTAGTTTTAGCAGATGTTCATGTGGGTTCTATTTATGGTCTAACGCCTAGAAAGTATTTTAATGAACATACAAATTCTTATCAATTATGGGCAATAAACAAATGGGAAGAATTTATTCAAAAATATAAATATCCTGATTATCTAATTCTTAATGGTGATATAGTGGATGGTCCTGGTGGAAAAGATGCTACTACACTCTGTATTCCTGATATGGAGGATCAAGTAAACTCTGCTGTAGAATTATTATCTCCTTTAGTAGGTAAAAATACTATAATCTATGGATGCAGCGGTTCAGGATATCATACAGGTAAAGGAACGGGGTTCGATGCAGATAGACAAATTACACAAAATTTAATTACATTACATAATGTAAAAGGAAATCATTATAAAAAGGAATTTAATTTATCCTTAAGTAAATATAATATGCCAAGTATTAACTTCAGACATCAAGGGAAAACACCATCTTCTGAAATTACTGCTGCTTTTAAAAGATATTATAAAACTAACACTGCAAAAATAGGAATGATTGTTGCTTCTCATCTTCATAGAATATATGAGGCGCATGATGGAGTGAAAATTATTCATACACCCTGTTGGCAGTGGGAAACAGCATTTATGGGATCTGATAACCCTTTGGATATTGGTGCTACATTAATTCAAGTAGATATCGATCAAAAAACTATTAAACACGAATTTATAGAATATATTCGTCCCCAAGAATTATTTGAAGATATGCAACATTGGGAAGATATTTCTTTAGAAAGAGAAACTGAATTAAGAAAAATAGAAGTGGAACAAAATAAAAAAGAAGTAGAAAAGTTATCCAAAAAATTTAAGGAGATACCAAAAGTTACAATAGAAAAAATTAGACAAGAAATTAAAAAAGAAGATAGTATTCAAAATCTTTCTCTTCCTTCGATTGCAGTAGAAAAACGAAAAGAAGAAAAGAAGAAAGAGATTAAATTTCCAGAAATTTCTTCTAGTTCTTTATCTAGAAAGAAATAAAGTGATATGTTGCAGTCGGTTCTGTTTAGTTGAGTTGAGTTTGGTTGAGTTTTGTTGAGTTGAGTTCAGTTAAGGTAAGAATTATATGAATATAAAAAAGAAACTACAATATTATAAAGATATGTTAGATAAAGGATACTATCCTACAAGAATACAAAATTTCTTTTGGTGGATATATGTTAATGTTACTTCTCTATTTTCTAAATATGATTATTCTTTAGAAATAGAAGAATGTCAAATTGTTAGAGCAAAAATAGAAAAAGAATCTGTAAAGTATTTGCACTAGAACTTATAAACTAATTAAGTTTGGTTGCGTTGCGTTTCGTTGAGTTAAGTTGTGTTGGGTTGTGTTACGTTGAGTTGGATTTCGGTATAGTAAGGTAAAATATTTTAAAATAAATGAGGTAAAAGTAAATGAAAGCAGCAATAGTTGAAATTGAAGGAGCAAGTCCTTTAAGTTTTTCAAAGTATTATGAAGTTCCAAAGAAAGAAGGAGAGAAGAATGCAGATTATGAAGAGAGAACTTGGAAGGAAAGAATGCATTACAATGAAGAAGGTTATGTAATTATTCCTCCAATGGCTCTAAAAAACTGTCTGACAAATGCAGCAAAGTATTTGTCTGAAAGAATTGAAGGCGAAGGTAAGAAGACTTGGACCAAGAAATTTGAAGCAGGTCTTATGGTGGTAGATCCCATTTTCTTTCTATTAAGAAAGAGGATGTTCAAGGTGAAAGATTGCTTGTTCCTGCAGATGGAACAAGAGGTGGTACAACACGTGTACCTAGAATTTTTCCAAAGATAGAATCTTGGTCTGGAAAAGCAAAGTTTTTTATAATTGATGAATCTATTGCTACCACCCAAGGTGGAAAGGTATTTGAAAGGCATTTAGATGTAGCAGGTAAATTTATAGGATTATTAAGATTCAGACCAAGTCAAAATGGATACTACGGTAGATTTAATGTTAAATCTATTGAGTATATAGAAGAGTAAGTTAGGTTATGTTTAATTCAGTTTAATTCAGTTGAGTTACGTTGAGTTAGGTTATGTTTAATTCAGTTGAGTTGAGTTACGTTGGGTTACGTTCAGTTATATTAAGTTATATTAAGTTAAGGAGATTGTTAAAATAATGAAAAAAGTTCCTGCTAGTTTTAGTGTTAAAAAAGATTATAAAGATTTAAATCTCAATAAAGATGAATATTACTGGAGAGATCACGATAATGTTTATCTTCAAGTATTTGAAACAGAAAATGGAATGAAATATCCAGGATTTTTCTTTTCTACAAAAATAGTTTCTAAAACTATTGAAATTAGTGATTCGGATCTTCTTTCTTTAAGAAAGAAAAAGATTATTACTATTCCTGTTTTTCAAGAAGAGTCAGAAATAAACGAGAATAGTTTTCTATTAGAAAAAAATTGTATATCAGATAAGGTATAGTATAATGAGTTTCAATTTATTACGTTGGGTTGGGTTGAGATAAGATCCGTCAAGTTGTGATAAGATATGCTAAACAAACAAAATGCAGTAGTTAACTACTGCATTTTGTTTTATAGATTACTTACATGTAAAATGGATACCAAGTTGGTTGAAATTTACTTACTCCTTTTTCATTCATCCACATCGTAATGATCCAAAATCCGCTGTGATTTGCCAGCCTCTTTCCTCGCATCCATCTGCTTTGTAAACATATTGCTCCAGTACTAATACAATGAATATTTCTTTCAAAAAAGTATCCTTGTTTATGTACATGCCCTGCCAATAAAACATTAGGTTTCTCACCGCCAGAAAAAGCTTCAACTAGTTTTTGCAGTCGATAAGAAGTAGCATAGCTAGAAGAATCTATTCCATGCCATAACATAATCTTAATATCACCTAGTGTAATAATTCCTTCATCATGCCCTAGAAAAGTGGCTCCTTGTTCAAAGTGATTTAATTCATTACAAATATCTTTTGCTATAATTGCACCAGAATTATTATTTTCGACATACCAACGGTCATGATTGCCATCTATGAAGTACCAGTGTTTTCTCCATTGTGAAAAGCATCGTACAGCTCTTTCTTTCTGCCTTTGATATCCTATATCCTTGAGTTCGTATACATGACCTGGTCTTCTAGACATTCCGTCTGTTAGATCGCCTGTATGACAAATAAACTGACAATTTTGCTTATCACATTCCTCTATTGCTTGTTCTAGTAATTCTTCTTTGAAATAGACACTTCCAATATGTGTATCACCCATCGCACCAAATGTTACTTTCTCACCATCAAAATTTAATTTTGGAGATGAATGTTCACCTGGTATAATCCTTGATCCTTCTGCTATAGATTTAAGTTCTGCTTCGCTAAATCTTTCAAAAATCTGTCCAAGATAAATCTTTTTATTTATATCATCACTTACCTGTTCTTTATATAATCTTTTATACTTTTCCAATGTAGATACTGTAATATTAAAAGATTCTCTAGTTTTTTCTTCTCCTTGTTCTAAGCAAAATTCCATTATTTCCTGTAATCGTTGTTTGGAAACGCTCATTTTCTTAATCTCCTTTATTTAAGTAGAAAATTTGGGAAGACATTTTGTTCTGGGGCTTTAGTTCCTTTACTAAAAACACTGCTTACTCCTATACTACCTGGCGTTCTATTAATAGGTAAACCAGCAGTAGGTGCTATCATA